TCAGCTCACGGCGGTCTGCCGGAACCCGAAGTTGATCCTGACGCCCGACGCCGAGAAGGTCGGCGTGCCCGAGCCGTTCACCACCGCGACGTACAGGTTCGCCGAACCGCTCGTCTCGCAAATCACGCCGATGCTCTGGGCGATGCGGGGCTGGGCCACGGCGACGCCGCCCAAGTCCTTCCAGTCCGCCGCCGCGATGGGGACGATCGCCTGAATGGATCGGGCCGCCGCGTCCGTGATGGTCGGGGCGCTGTTCTCGGTACCCCAACTCGTCGAGTCGGACGTGATGTAGATGTCGAAGGCCACCTTCTGGTCGTCCTCGTCCACGCACAGGAGGGAGACGAGTTCGACCGCCCCGCCCGACGCCAGCGCCGCGGAGGTGATCGCCTGCGCGTCGGCGAGCAGGTCGCCCGAGGCGTAGGCGCTCGTGTCGAGCGACAGCGTGACCTGAATCCAGTCGATCTTCTGCCCGACCGGGAGCGGGTTGGAGACGGTGACGGGGCTGGACGAGCCGGCCGCGCCGAAGTCGGGCTTGACGTACTGGATTCGCTCGTCGGTGGTCGGCGCGCTGGCCGTGCCCACCTTGTCGAACGCGACGGTCGCGCCGGAACCGGGGGTAATCGGAACGCCGGCCATCTACCGCCCTCTCACGGGTACGTGAGTCCCAGAACGCCCATCAGCCCGCCCGAAACCTGGATGCTCCCGCCGAGTACGACCAGCACGATCACTTCCTTGGTCGTGCTGAGGTTTTCCACCTTGAGGTTCTTGGTCGTGCTGGTCACCGCTTTCCCGGCCGGCGAACCCGCCTGCCACGGCGGGCCGTCGAGGAAGATGTCCTGCTTGTCGCCCGACGCGGCGAAGAACCCGACCCACTCGTTGCTGCTCGCGCCGCCGACCCGCACGCCGGAGGTCGCGTCCTCGCACTGGAGGATGGCGACGGCCGCGAACCGGATCGTGCGGAACGCCGCGGTGCCGTCGTTCAGGTCGGTCAGGTCCGTGCCGGTGTACAAGTCCCACGTCGCGCTCGAACTCGCCGCGATGCCCTTCGCCTGCCACACCTCCGTGTCCACCTGACTCGTGTACGTCCCGTGGCTGTACGAACTCTGGAGCGTCTTGCCCTGCCGGATCACCGCGTCCCGGATGTGCTCCTCGATGGACAGTCCGGGCGGCGGGAACAGTCCCTGCCCCCGCAGGACGGTCTGGGACAGCAGGAGTCCGTCCACCATGCCCATCGGTCACTGCCTCAGCAGGGTCACGCGGTAACTCAGTCGGCACCCGTGGATCAGTTGCCCGCTCACCCCGAACCCGGCCTGGAACCGCTGCTCCCGGACGCGCTTGATCTCGTGCGTGGTCAGTCCCGACGCCAGGCCCGAGAACGTCCCGAAGTCGAACCCGCTGCCCGCCGAGACCGACCCGCCGTTGTACCGGATGGCGTTCACGATGGTGTCCACGTCCCCGAGTTCGGCCGCGTACACCTCGAAGTCGATTTCGGTCGTCTCCCGCGCCGACCGCTCGAACTCGTAACTCGGGGTCGTCCCGTTGTCCTTGATGACCACGAACGGCGGGCGCTGGGCGTTGCCGCCGCCGTCCTTCGCCGGCACCTCGTCGAAGTAGACGTTGGGGCGCGTCGAGGACGGGAAGTTCGCGGCGGTGAGCGCCAGGTACTTCGTCCGGCACGCGGCCACGGCGCTGTTGTCCGCCATGAGGCGATGATGGGGGCGGGGGCGGGAACTTGCCGCACGTCAGGCGATGTGCTCGCAGTCGGCGTAAGTGAGGGCGGGCACCGACCCGTAGGCCCGGCCCTTGCGAATACCCCGGATGTGGTAACTCTCGGACGTGTCCGTGGCGACGAGTTTCATCCCCTTGGTGAGCGCCGTCGTCAGGTCACTCGACAGGAAAGCTACGGTGTGTGTGACGAATATCTGCATCTGCGCGTACCGCAGCTGCTCCGCAGCACTGACGGTGTTGATCGAACAGCGGACGGACGACTGCGCAACCGTGTAGGTGAGTTCGACGCCCCCGCCGTCGTCGGCCCCGGACGTGACCGAGTGGGTGTCCACGGAGTGCGGCGCGTTCTCCCAGAGTGCCACGGGTCACGCTCCGATGCGGAGTCCGGGGAGGTACGGGGCGAGGATGGACTGGATGTCGGGCGTCTGGATCACGCCGGTCGAGGTGTACGGCCCGGCGTAGCTGGCCGAGTACCCGTTCCAACTCTCCGAGACGGCCGGCAGCCCCGTCTTCTTCCGGGACAGGAGCAGACTCACCGCCAGCACCGCCGCCGCCTCGATGTCGGCGGGCAGCGCCGTGGCCCCGGCCGTGAACGTCACCTTGAGCGCGCCCCGCACCGGTTCCAGTGTGGACCCGAGCCGGTCGGGGTAGACCACGCGGGACGAACCCCACACCGACCCGATGCGGCGGAGGATGCCGGCGCGCGCCCACGAGTTGATTTTGTCGTCGATGAGCAGTTGGTACTCGTCGCCGTCCGAATTGTCTATCAAGTAGTCGCTGGTGAACGCGCCGACCACGCCGTTCGCGTCGCCGCGGTAGTGGACGGTGGTGATGCTGCGGACGGGGGCCACGGGGAGCAGGAGGTCGCGACTCGGGGGCGCGTCCAAGATGCAGTCGGTGACGGTGAGGGGCTCGGCGCGGAAGGGCTTGATGGCGTTCTCGATGGCGGCGCTGACGGCGGCGCACCAGCCGGTCGCCGCACTCAAATCCGAGCCGGTGAGCGATTGAGCGGTAAGGGTTTGGTAGCTCTGGACGGTGAGTATCGGCATGGCCGTACTTCACCGCCGGGGGGCGGAACTTGCCGGTCACTCGGCGGGTCTTGCCGACTCTGCCTGTTTCTCTGCCTGTTTCGCGGCGAGAATGAGGTCTTTGAACGCCCCGATGATGACCGCCTGCCACCACCTCGGGGCTTCAACTCGGTGTGTACCGCCGAGCTGCGACGGGACTTCCCAGACGGGCAGCCCGGTAGTTCCGTCCAGGCCGACGAACTTGGTGTCACTGAGGGCTTCACGCATCGGGTCGTGACTATCGGCCATGACGCGCCCCTTTCACCGGTCAGTGTGCCCGGTCCCGTGGCTAAGAACTTGCCCGGTCACCCCTCGTCCGGCGGCGGGTCGAGTTCCTCCCGCGCCGCCTCGTAAGCCAGCATCAGGTACGCCAGCGTCTTCGGAGCGTTCCCGTGCGCCACCCGGTCCTGGATGACGCCGATGAGCCACGAGACACGGCGGGCCGGGTTGCCCAGTTCCGCCAAGAAATCTCTGTCGGTCATGCCCGACCTCCGGAGTGAAAACCACGTTCCGGTTCTCGCCACCGGAAAGAGGTCGGGGCGGGAGTCGAACCCGCACGGCCGTTACGCCTTTCCCGTGCCGGCGTTGCCGCCGTCGGGTATGTGTCTTCCGGTTCCACCACCCGACCAGAACAACTCTTCGCCGTGCCCGCAGTCGCACACCTTGAACAGCCGCCAGCCGGCCCCGCCCCTCATCACCCGGCATGTCATCCGGCCGCCGCACGCCGGGCACTTGCGGTAGGGCTTGTGCTTGGCCTTCTTCTGGAGTTTCCGGCGCAGGACTTCGGGACTCACGGTTCCCCTCCGGCGCGGGCATCGGGACGGTGCGGTGCGGCATTATACCGCCGAACCCGTGGCGGCCGTCCAAGTGAACGCGGGGGATTCCCCGCCGAGTTTACCCGCCCCCCACCGCTCCTGCGAGCGAAACTCTGCCTCGGCGCGGGCGATGCGCCTAGCGAATCCCGCCCTCAACTCCGGGGCTGAGTCGAGTTCGCCGGTCACCGAGTAGTGAACAACCAGCAGCTCGCCGTTTACCCAAACGCGGATCGAACACCAGCCAGTCATCGACCCGTCCTCTCACAGATACCGGTTGTGCGCCGCCTTCTCCTTCTCGTCCTTGGCCACCGCCCCCCGCACTTTCGGGAACATCTCCCGGAACGCCTCGTGCAAGGTGTAATGTGGGGCGGAGTCTTCCTTGAGGTGCCCGCCGCCATGACGTGCTCCCGAACATTGCCCCACTATACGCGCGGCGGGCGTTACGCGCCTAAGAAAACGACCCCGCCCCGGCGGGTGGGCCCGGGGCGGGGTCGCGGGGCAACGGGCGACTCGGGGAACGCATCAGACCGGGGCCGCGGGCGGCACGCCGAAGTACGCCCGAATTTCCGCCAGGACGTTCGCCGGGATGTCCGCCGCGAACGGCTCGATGTCGGCGAAGGCCGGTGGCCGGGCGAGGTCGAGGTGACAGTGCTTGCCCCACCCCGCCGACTCCATGCCGGGGAAGGTCTCCGGAATCCACGGCCCGTCCCGGTGGTACACGTCCCGGTCGTGGTTGTCCGGGTCGATGCCGTTCGCGATGGCCCAGGCGTCCCGGAGCGTCTTGCCCTTGCACCAGAACGTGAGGAAGTGCCGCGCGCTCCGGTCGTCGGACAGGTCCACCGCGAAGATCGGGTGGCGGCTCGTCCGGGCGTCCGGGTCCACGAACCGCACCTTGTCCGGCTCCAGTCGGGTCACATCAGCACCGAGGCGGTTGTGCCGGCCGCGCTCGAGAACCAGTTCCCGCCGACGTGCGTGCCGGCCCCGGTGACGGGCGCGGGGCACGTCGAGTCGATGATGCCGCCGCGGTTCTCGACGACGAGGCCCGTGGTCGAGGCGTCCAGCACGATGAGCTTATTGTTCCCGTCCGCCGTGCGGTTGAGCAGGTGATTGCGGCGAATCGCGATCATGGTCGCCGCCGTGGTGATGTTCGAGATGCACCCGGTCGTGGCGAACGCGCCGACGATCTCGTTGTCCTCGATGACGTGGGCGTTCCCGCCGACCAGCCGGATGGCGGCCGTCACGCCCGCGTCCACGCTGCCGTGCATCTTGCACCGCCGCACGGTCAATCGCGTGCCCGCCGCGGTGGTGAGGACGCCGAGCGCGGCCTGGGTGCAGGCGTCGCCCAACTGGAACTCGCAGTCCTGGATCACACAGTCCGCCGCGGTCACGTTGACCATCGCCGTCTGCGCGTCGATGCCGTTGATGAGGACGAGGTTCTCGACCACGCACCGGGCGGCAGAGATGTCGAAGCTGGCACCGGTCGCCGTGGTGAAGGTGACGCGCGGGCGGCGGCGGCCCTCGCCCAGCCCCAGGATTTTCACCCCGGCCACGTCGAGCGCGATGCCGGCGGCGGCGGTGACGCTCTCCGTGTGCCCCTCGCACACCACGATCACGTCCCCGTTGTCCGCGGTGCACGCGCCGATGGCGCTGTCGATCGTGGTGTAGGCGTTTTCCACCGCCCAGCCGGGGCCGGACGTGCCCGCGCCGGAGGCGTGGACGAACCGGACGTTGCCCGACGTGAACGGGAAGTTGTAGAAGCGGTTCAGCGTGGCCCTGTCGTTGGTGCCGCCGTTGGGGAACTGCGTCTTGCCGGGCATGTGTCACTCCGCTCGGTACTGTGATTCGGTCACGCCACCTGCGCCGCACCCAACCCCTTGTCGGTCAGGCGGACATAGAGGGCGACGGCCGCGTGCGCCTCGGTCGCCGGGATTTCCACGGGCTTCAGTTGCGGCTCCTCGCCGGGCAGGGTCGCCGGGAACAGTTGGTACTTCTTGCACTTCTCGGTCGCTGGCGGCTTCTCCTGGCACAAGTCGCGGTAGGGCTTGTGCAGCTTGGTCTTCGGCCCGGTCCACTCCATCGCCCCGTCCTCGACGACGAGCGCGCTGCCGATCCTGCCGGCCGGACCCGTCACGCAGTACGGCCGGTGCCCGAACTCGATGTCGCCGGCCGCCCACGCGCGGGCGATGGCCAGTTCGGGAACTTTCTTCCTGAGTTCGTCCAGGGGCATCGTCTCCACCCCCAGGACGGCGGCGATGTCCGCCGGCTTCTCGGTCTTCTCGGCCACGGTCGCACCTCAGAGGTCAGTCGGTGATGGCGGTCAGCGGCGTCGCCTGCGGGTAACGCGCGCCGTAGAGGATGTAGAAGGAGACGCCGTTGACGGCGTTGCCCACGTCGTCACCCTCGCTCGACCACCGGAGGCAGTCGAACCCGCCGCCCACGTCCAAGTCGCTCGCGCGGATGTCCACGACGAACAGGGCGGCGGCGTTGTCGCCCGCCAAGTCGGTGCCGAAGGCGGACACGGTGTCGAGGTCGTCGGTCGCGGTGCCCGACACCTTCGAGAAGGTGTTCTGCGAGGTCTGCGTGCCCACCTTGTAGTAGACCGCGCGGATGGCGGAGAGCGCCTTGGAACTCGTGCCCGCCACGTCGGTGGCCTGCTCCAAGAGGATGGAGATGTCGTCCCCGGCGGTGCCCGCGCTCTTGTAGATGAGGATGAGGCACCCGTCGTAGTTCTTCAGTGACACCCAGTCGCCCGTCGCGTCCGAGTTCAGGTCGGAGATGTCGAAGGCGTTCACGATGTCGATGGACTCGATCAGCCGCGTGTTGAAACTCATCGGAGCAATCCCCGTCGGGGTCAGGTGGTTCGGGTCAGTTCGCCGTCACGAGCGGGTCGCCAGCGACACGAAGCAGGACTGCGTGGCCGAACCCTTGAACGGGGTCAGGGCACTCGCCCACCACGGCTGGGCGTCGATCCGGAAGGTCACGCGGAACGCCGTCTCGTCGGTGTCGAAGTACAGGTGCATCGAGGTCTGCGCCTCCGGCCCCTTGGAGATGCTGACCATCTGGCTCATGTCCGCCAGGATGATGTCGCCGACCGTGCCGAGCGTCGCGCACCACTCGATCTCGACGACCGGCGCGCCCATCAGCGTGGCGTAGGGCTTGCCCGACAGTCCGCCCGGCGGCATGTAGGTGACGACACCGGCCGTGCCGATGCCGAGCGTCATGAGTTGGAGTTGCGGGTTCACGTCCTGGTTGATGAACCAGACGGCCCCGGCGTTCTCGCCCGACCCCATCCCGCGGAAGAGGCGCGCCCACATCTTGGTGACGTTCGCCGGCACGATGGTGGCCGCGTCCTGCCCGGTCTCCTTGGACACGGAGACGGTGCAGGGGGCGTTCAGGATGCCGAGCGGCTGACCGGCCCCGGTGCCGTTCACCAGGGAGTCGCCCACCACGAAGTTGATTTCGTCGGGGAAGACGCGGTTCAAGTAACTGGACAGCGCCGGGTAGTCCGCCAGGAGTTCGTCGGTCACGCGCGCCAGGCACGCCAGTTTGTGCAGGAGTAGCGTGTGTCGCCCGAACGTCGGGGCGCTGCGGGTGACGGTGGAACCTTCCTGGACCCAGTACGCCCGCACGCCGCCCCAGCGGGAGCCGTTCGCCCGGCTGGACTCGGCGTTGCGGGGGAAGACCATCGAGTTCCCGCTGACCGGGTGCTGGTCGGTGCGGGACAGGAGCGCGTTCTCCTTGTACACGCGCTCGAAAATCTTGTTCGAGAACTGCGGCGGGACGAGGAACCCGCCGTCACTGCCGATGAGTTCGCCCATTCCCGTGGCGGCCTTCTTGACCGTCTCGTGCGAGAACGCCTTCTGGATGACGGGCGAGACGGAGCCGTTCAGCCGACTCCGCCGCACCTCGTTGGCGAACTCGCCGAAGTTGGCAAACCCGAACCGGCCCGCGAGGTCGTGGTCAATGGGGGTCGCGGGCAGGCGCTCCTCGCGGACGGACTCCGCGCCGACCGCCTTAGTCGCGGGGGTGAGTACCTTTCCCCGCTTCTCCTTCGTGCCCGCCCGCAGTTCGGCGGCGATGTCTTCCGCGGTGTACTTGCTCATGGCGGTCAGTCACTCCAGGCGTTCACCCGGCGGCGCTCGCGCATCGCGGGCAGGATTTTGGTTCGGTAGCCTTCCGGGTCTTCGCGCCGAATCCGCGCGATGGACTCTTCGAGCGTCTCTTCGTGCGACTCGGACTTCTCGACCTTCGCGGACTCGACCGGCTTCAGGTCCGCCATGCGGTACTTCCGAGCCTTGAGGACGGCCGGCAGCGCCCACGCGCGCTTCGGGTCGGCGAACGCCTTCATCACCCCGTCCCGCTCGTCGTCCGCCTCGGTCGCGCCGTCTTCCACGTCGGGCGAGTCCGAGTCCTCGGTCATCTCCCCGGCGTCGTCCCCGTCGCCCACGTCGGCCGTCACCTGGTCGCCGACCGCCAACAGTTCCTCGCAGGCGGCGGTTTCGAGCTTGTCCAAGACTTTGAGAATCTTCTTCTTGCCGGCGACGTGCTCGGACGCCTTGAGCTTGTCCTTGGTCGCCTCGATCACGTCCTTGATGGCCTGCGCCGCTTCGTAAGCGGCCGATGCGGTCGGCGGGCCGTCGGGGGCTGCGGGTTCCGGCTCGGCCGGGGTGTCCGCGGGGGCGGGGTCGGGATTTGACGGGTTCGAGTACGGGTCCATGCCCTTCCCCACGGGAGCGGTGGTCTTGCTCGGGAGGTGGCGCGCGAGCGCCTTGTAGATGACTTCGGCGAGCGGTTCGGGGGTGCCGGCGTGCCCGCGCACGCGGCGGTCGGTGAGAATCTTCAAGAGCGGTTCGGGCGGGGCGAGCGACTTGCGGATCACGCCGTCGGCCAGCACTTGCGCCCCCTCGCAGACGGGAACCGCACAGTGCGTCCAGCGGCGGACGAACGCGGTGTAATACTCGCGCGCCTCGCCGTCGCCGATCAGCGCCTTGCCGATGACCTTGTACTTGCCGGGGACGAATTCCAGGGACACGGCCGGCAGCGCCCCGGACTCGCACAGGGCGAAGACCTGGGCTTGCAGGCGGTGGTCGGGGTCGAAGTAGGTCTTGCCGAAGGGCAGTTCCTTCCCGTCCACCACGGCCTTGAACTGCGAATACCGCCCGCCGGGGAGCGACAGGCTGTCCCGCGCCCACCCCACGGCCAGACCGCCCACGTCGGCGCGCCGGCCGTGCTCCAGGTCCACCCACGGGTCTTTCGCGTGCGGGCCGAAGTCGAGGCCGTCGAGGTGGATGACATCGCCGACCAGATCGGGGCCGGTGTCGCTGAGCGCGGCGGTGACCGACAGTTCGCGGCCGTCCACGCGCTTCACGCCCCAGCCCTTCGTGACGGGCGGGAAGTGGGTGCGGCAGACGGTCGGGGCGGAACTCATGCCGTGATGTTCGCGGCGCGGGCGGGAACCTGCTAACGGCGCGGCGCGTAGAATGCGGCAACCAAGCCCGCGGGGAGAAAAGAGATGACCGACGAACAGCCTTGGGTGCGCGCGACAATCGAACTGGGCGGCGAGGGCTCGCCGCCCATCACCGCGCAATGCGTTCGCGAGTTCGGACGCAGGGGCGTTGGCGACGCGACGCTTTACGGCGAGTTAATCGCTTCGACGGTTCGCGCCTTTGCCGAGTTGTCCGCCTGCCCGCCGGATTTGATACACGCGCTGGCAGAAGCAGTTGTGATGCTCGACCCGGAAGACGAGACTGAATGCCCGCTGGAAGCGGCTTTCAAGAAGGCGGCAATGGCACTGTCGGAGAAAGGCACCGTACGCGCCTAACGTCACACCCTCCGCGACTCGACGGGCCAGCGTGCGGCGGTCGGGATGCGCGGAGAAACGAAAACACCCCGGAGATTCCGGGGTGTTGTGAGTTAGGCGCGTAAGGTGTCAGACACGGTCGCGGAAGGTGTCCGTGGTTACGCCCAGCGCCTTCGCGAGCGCTTGCACCGCGTCCCACGTCGGCCGGCGTTCGCCGAGTTCGTAGAGTCGCACGGCCTCGCGGTTCATTCCCGCTGCCGTAGCGAGTTGTTCGCGCGACAAGTGCGCCTTCTCGCGGAGCGCCTGGAGGCGCGCGCCGAACGACTTCTTAGAGATGGTCATTGAGTTCCTCCGGCGTGCCGCGGCGGACATAGGGGCCGCGCGGACCGGAGGTGCGGACGAGTCCCCGCTCGGCCAGTTCGGCGTCACTCAGTTTCAGTAGCTCGGCCTGGGTGTCGGTCTTGGGGGCCGCAGCCACGATCTGCTTCGCACGGTCGGCATGTTCGGCCGGGACGGTCCAGGCCTTGCGGCGCTGGTCGTACTTCGCGCCGGGGATTTTCGCCAGCTGGTCGCGGACGGCGTAGGTGTTGCCGCGGATCGTCACCGCGGCGGGCTTCGCAGCTCCCGAGTCCACCTTCTTCCCGGCGGACGCGACCCATTCCTGGAACAGCCGGGCCTTTTCATCCTGAATCGGCTTCAGCGCCGCTTGCGCCGCCTCCAGCTCGGCCGTGGCCGCGGCCATCTCCTCGGGGTCGATCGCCTCCGGTTCGACGTTGTACTGTCCGGAGTCGTTATCCCAGACGCCGGCGGCACGCCGCTTCAGAGATTCGAGCTTGCGGGACGCGGCGTCCCGGCGGTCGATGGCGGGCTGCCAGACCCCCGCCTTGAACGCTTCGTGCCGCTCCTTCGGGGTCGCGCGGGGGTCTTCCAGGGTCGCGTCGGCGTGGGCGAGTTTGGCGGTGTCGTCCCCGGCGCTCGCCGCCACTTTAAGTGCCTCGCGGTCGGTCGGCGTCGGCTTGGCCGGGGCGGGCGGCTCGACCCCGGCATCCTTCAGATACTCGTGGACGCGGGATCGCATCGACCGCGTGCCGGTGCCAATAGTGTGGGCCGCGGCGTGGGGCAGGTGTTCGACCGGGTCAAGTCCGGCGGCCCGGAGCGTGTTCACCGCGTCGCGGAAGTCGGCCGCGCCCTCGGACTGGACGAACAGCACGTCGGGCTTGCCGTTCTTCGTCACCGCCGCGTAGACGCGGGGAACGCCGTCCTTGACGGCGATCATCCCGTGCCGGAGGTACGTCTGCGTCGGCTCCGCTTCGGCCTTGGCCGAGCCGTCCGCCGCGAGCGTCGCCTCGTGAACCCTGTCCCGCTTGGCGACGAAACCGCCCTTCACCGAGGCCGGGTCGTCGTGGGGGGCGAACGCGTCGCCCTTGTCGTTCTTTCGCTCCTTCGCGGGGGGTCGCGTAAATCCCATCGTTCCGCCTCCTTCTTCGCTACCCACTTCGGGTAGCGTGGAGGCATTATCGCCAACACCCGTTGGCGTGTCAACAGTTGTTGGCGGATTTTCCTTCGCGGCCTGTTCGCCCCCCAGATGCTTCTCCAACTTCTCCCGCTCCCCCGGGTCTGTCACCCGCTTCCGCAGTTCATCCGCCTTCGCGGGGTCACTCTTCGCGGCGTGCAACTCGCCCTTGTCGATGAACTGCCCGTGGTCGTCGCGCGGGTGCTTCGACTCGTCAAACGCCTTCCGCACGTCACCACCTTCCACCGCTTCGCCGCCGTCGGGCGACTCCAGTTCCGGCATCTCCTCGCCGCAGTCCGCCCCGCACTCCGCGTACAGTGCCCGGAGCAGGTCCGCCGCGGCGGCGCGAATCTGGTCGTCGGTCAACTCGGGGGCGTCGGTCACAGGTCACCGTCCGTTTCGTCGCCGGGTTCGCCGTCCGTCACCACGAGCGCCGTCGCTCCGGGCGGTCGGCTCTTGAGCGCGGCCAGCACCTGCGCGGTCACGGCAGAGCGGTCGGGGTCGGGGGCCTCGTGCAACAGTTTCCCGAGTTCGTGTTCCAGTTCCGCGAACGACTCCGCGCCCTCCAGCCAGCCCTCTTGTGCGAGGTGCGCGGCCCCGGGGAAGTGGTCGGCGTGCGTCAGGACCCAGTCGCCCCACCGCTTCCACCCGAGCGACGTGGCGACGGAATCGCCGTCGGTCGGCTCGCCGGAGCCGGGGACGACGTAGGCGGCAAAGAAACTCATGCGGCCACCTCCGGCGATACCTTCGTCTGCTTCGCAGCCTCGGTATGCTTCCCGGTCGCGTGGTCCATCACCGCCGCGAGGCTGTCGGCCTTCTGCATGTCGGCGAGTTTCACCGTCGAGCCGAAGGCGTTGGGGATGACGTAGACCCGGTGCCCCGAATGTTTCTTGCCCTTCCTGTCGTCCAGCGCGACGGTATGGAACGTGATGCCGTACTTACTCATCCACCGCTCCTTGCGCTTCATCGCCGCCTTCGACATGTGGACCTCATCCTTCGCGGTCGTGAGTAGCGTCTTCACCTCGAAGAAGTGCGCCGGCTGCGCCAGGACGTGCTCGTAGGCTTCGCGCTGGCGCGGGTGGAGGTTCGGCAGTTTCAGCGCCTTGACTGCCGCTTCGCGGACCTTGAGCGCGTACTTGACCGCCTCCGGGTCGGTGACGGGCTTCCCGGTCGCGTCGAGGATGTGAACCACGTCGGCCGGCTCGCTGTCGGGCAGGTTGTGGCCCTGAATCGCGGTCGCCAGTTCGCCCTCGTTGCGGACGGCCTTGATGACCCGGCGGCGACGGGCCGCGTCGCGGTACTTGGTCGCCGCCTTGAGTTGCTTGGACGGGGCGCGGGCCTTGACCTGTTTCGCAGTCGCCTCCCAATCGACCGCGGCGCGGGCGTCCTGTTTCTGCTGTTTGAGCCAGTCGGCTTGACGTTCCGAATCACGGTCGGGTGCGCTGCCGCCCGCGCCGCCCGAGGTCCACTTGCCCGACTCGTCGCGGGCCTCGTTCGGGTCGAAGCCCTTGCCGACCGCGGGCGCTCCCGCCACGGCCTTCGGCTTCAGGCCCATCTTTTTCGCGAAGGCGTTCGCCTCGTGGATGCCGCGGCCGATGTCCATGTCGAGTTTGTAGACCGGCACTTTCAAGTCCTTGCCCCGCCCGTACCCGACGCCGACGATCGCCGCCCAGTGGTGGTGGCCGTCCAGCACGTAGTTGTCCCGCGTCACGAAGATCGGCCGCTCCCGCAAGTCCTTGGTGCCGGCGTCCGACTCGCCGACGAGTTGCGCGACCCGAGCGCCGTCGATCTCGTTCTGCGACGCGCGGAGGTGGGACGCCCGGACGCTCAGCCGCTCGACCACAATGCCCTGACTCTGCAAGTGGTCGATGAACTCTGCGGAAATGTCCACCTTGCCGGCCTTGTTCGCCTTCTTCCCCGAGGCCGGGGAGCCGGGCTCGGGCCACCCGCGCATCTGCGGCATCCGCACGCGCGGGAACCCCACCGTCTCCTGGCAGAACAGGTTCGTCCCCGGCACGGTCACCTTGCAGAGGTCGAAAACCGGCGCATCCCTTCCCTTGGCGATTGCCTTGCGAACCATCCTGCCCATCCGTTCGATCAGCGTGGCGACCTGTTCGGGCTGCGCGAGTTCGACCCGGCGACCTTGCGCGAGCAGTTTCGCGGCGCGCTTGATGTCATCGCCGCAGTGAACAGGCGATTCGTCCGCGCCGACCGGCCTAGTCTCGGGGCCGATTGCCGCATCCAACTTCGCGCGCTCTTCGGGCTTGGTGACCTTCGCGCGGAGTTCCGCCGCCTTCGCCGGATCAGTCATCGCCGCATGAAGGTCGTGCGCGTCCACGAACCGGCCGCGGTCGTCGCGGGGGTGCTCGTCGGGGTTCCACGCTTTGCCGACAAACTCGGAGTTGTCGCAGCCACAATCGCCAAATGGCCACGCCTTCGCTTCCGTCTCACCCGCCGGCTTGCCCCGCACCGCGCTACGAATCTTCAGCACCGCCTCCGCGATGGCGATGGGGATGACCGATGTCGGCCCCGGAATCGGCAGGACGAGGATGGTCGCGGCCATGACCGCCTTCGCGCCCTTCTCCCCGTACCGCTCGACCATGCCGGCGTACTTGTGCGCGATGAACTCGGAGACGCGCCTGCGGACGGCACCCGGCACGGACGCGAGCCGGGACAGGAGCGACCGGGCCTTGGCGTCGGCGGGGTGTTCGGGGTCCACAGAGGGAGAGGGCGAGTCGGCGGGCGCGGCGCTCCGCTGTTCACCCGCTGTTTCTCCCTTATCCATCCCTTGCGCGGCACCGGAACTGCCCTCGGAGGTGGCGAATTTGCCGCGGTCGCGGGGGTGTTTGGACTCGTCCCACGCCGCCTTGAACACGTCCCCCGTCCCGTTCAGTTCCTTCAGTACCCGGAACCGCTCCAGCATCGCGTCGAACTTGCCCCGCTCCCGTTCGGCACCCGCCCGCAGTCCCTTGCGGTGCGCGGCGCGCATCGACTTCCGGACCCACCGGCGGACGCGGGGACTGCGGGCGAGCAGGGCGTCGAGTTCGTCGAGGTCGGGGTGGGGCACGTCTACACCTCGTCTATCGCCTTCTGGATTACCACCCGCAACTCACGGTGGGCGATGGGGTGGAACGACTTCCCGCACACCATGCAGTTGACCGTCCGTCCCACCAGACTTCGACGTGACACCCGCACCGGCACAGGAGCAGTGACAGCCGGCGCAACGGCACGCCGCGGCGGAGTCGCCACATCCCCTTTCTCAGCCAAACCCAGAAACGCCTCACGTCTCACACCTCCTGAATCGTCCCCTCCGCCATCGCCGCCACGAACGCCGCCGCCCGCCAGTGCTCGAACCGCACCGCGTGGTCCCGGTTCGGCCGCCACTCGTGGACGAACTTCCCGGACAGCATCGCGTAGACGCCCCCGAAGTAGAGTCGGTACGGGTGGTGCAACAGCACCCGGCAGACGACGTAGGACACAGAACGGGACTCCTTACGCGCCTAACTTCCGGTAACGACGTGCGGAGCGTCGGTGCCATCGGCCGCTCGCGTTGCCGCGTCGTACCGAGCGCTCAACTGCTCGGAACTCATCGCGTCCAACTGCTCGCGGGTGTAGTAGAACGGTGCGCCCGTCAGTCGTGCGCAAACGCCGGGAAACAACACCGAATTCGGTGACGGCGATTCGGGGGCGGTGACAGCGCCCTGCATGTCGATTTCCTGCACCACCACATCCGAGACCGACCAACTCGTTAGGCCACAGTCCGCGACCATCTCGGAAGTCGGCGGGACGGTGGAGAAGCGGGCCGGGAACGTCATGAGCGGCCCGCGCGGGGCAGACTCCAGTTGCTCCAGCAATTCCTGTCGGCGTTCCGGGGTCATGTCCGACGGCAGGTCAATCACGATTGGCGGCGCACTCTCCCGTCGGTGCCGAATCTCAATCTCCTGGATTGCGTCACCCGGCTGCGGGTCGGGCCACGACGGGGACTCGAACTTGAGCGCCACGTCGTTGGTGGCGAAATGGAGTTGGTGCGAGATGTCTACCAGCCGCGCGTCGGGCGGCAGTCCCTTGACGCAGACGAGACGCTCCCCATCGCGACTCGGCCACGACCATCCCTCGGTGAGAAGTTCGACGAACAGCTCGTGCGACATCCGCACAATGCGATAACCCACGGCTCACCCCTCCAGTGATTTGAGTACCCGCCCCACCAGCCGCTTCCGCAGCGGCTTCTTCTTGCGCTTGCCGGATTGTACGCGCGCGTCGCCGGGCGGGACCGTGAATCCGCCGTCGCTGCCGGACAGGGTGTTCATGCTGTCCAGCGCCTTGGTAGCCCCCGCCGGTTGCGCCGCCATCGCCCGGAGTTTGTCGAGTGTTTCGACCGCGCCGCGGTAGTACCCGGCGTAGCGCCGGTCGGACACTGGACCAAGATGCTGCGCGCCGTCCCGCTCCTCGCCCGTCGCCAGCACCTCCCGGACGAAGAAGAGGTGGTTGTGCAGCGCCTTCTCCTCCGGCGTCCAGGCGCTTTCCACGTCGCGGGTGCCGTACTTCCCGACCAGCGCGTTCAGTGCCTCGATTCGGGCGTTGTCGATGCGCCGGGCCAGCTCTGCCCGCGCCTTTTTCGTGTTCGGCATGCCGGTCACGGTGTCCGGGTGCGGAACTTTGCCGCGCCAGTGGTCGGCAACGGACCCCGCCGAGCCGCCACCCGTCCACTTCCCAGATTCATCCCGCGCTTCGCCGGGGTCAAAGCCCTTCGCCACCTCGGGGCGCGGCGGCAGCGAACCCGGCGGGGCAGGGTTCGCAGGCCTGGGCGGGCCGCCCCCGGTCGGGGTGGAACCGGGCAGCGGCTCCAGTTGCTGCGCGGCGGCGTCGAGATCGGGCTGGCCCGTGGGCAACTGCGGCTCGCGCCGGTCCGCCGCCTGCTGTTGCGTCAGCCGGGCGAGCGCCACCGACACCGGCAGTTTCCCCACCTCCGGGTCGTGGTACGGCGGCAGGTCGTCCTTCGCGCGGGACTCGTCCAGCGTGATGGTGGACTGCTGGCACTGGCGCTGGTGCTTCTTCTCCGCGAGTTCGTGGTCGTTGACGGGGCGGGGCTTGCACCGAATCAGAAACTCATCCGGGTAACTGCACCACGGCCACGCCAGCGACTTCGTGTAGAACGTGGCGAGCGATTCGAGGTAGTCCGCCTGCTCGTCGTGGAACTGCTGCCGGCTGGCGTAGTGCTCGCTGTACGATCCCGACGGCTTCAGCCCGGCCACGGACGGGGGCACGCCGAAGAGCGCCAAGCAGAAGTCGATCGACTGCTGCCAGCCCTCGGGGAAGTCCATGTCCACGACGCGGGCGTTCATCGTCTGGAACGTGGCTTTCGAGTTCGCGTCGTTGGTCGCGAACGCGGCGAAGCTGCGGTGGTTCTTCGAGCTGCCGTACTTCTCCCGCATCTCCTTCGTGAGCCGGTCGAGCGTCTCCTGGCTCGCCCCCGGAACCACGACATAGGTATCCAGCACCACGCCCCGGTCCATCGCGTTCTTGCGGGCCTCGTCGATGGATTCGAGTACGTCGATCTGCTTGTCGCCCGCGGTGAGCGGACTGTACCCGTCCCAGTCGATGAACGGGTGCGGTTCCATGAACCGCTTCACTTCCTCGCCGGGGATGACGGCACCCGCCGCCCCGAGTCCGGTGGGGAGAGCGCCCGTCCACCCGCCGGGGACGTAGGGGTTCACCCGCCACGCGCCGTTGGGGTACTGCCGCGTCCGCTGCCACAGGGGGTAGAGGAGCGGGGTCTTGAGCGACCACAGCTCGACGGGCTTCCCCTGCCGGTTGGGCAGTGCCCACAGGGGACCGACACCCGTGAGCCGGTTCTGGAGTACCAGTTTCGCGCTCAGTTCCCCGAACGTCTCGGTCTGGTTCGGGTGGTGCACGAGGCGGACGAGCGGGTGGTCGTCGTCGTCGAACGGCGTGTAGTCCTCGTCCCGCCCCTGGGCCTGCGGACTCGGGAGCGACTTCGCAACGGCACTGCCCGACCCGAACGTGGTCTTGTTCCGGTTGCGGCGTCGGCGCTGGTAGACTTCGTAGGTCGCGCCACCCGCCAAGTTCCGGATGGCACGGATGGCGATGTAGATGATGCCCCGGAGGTGGAGGGCTTGCTGCCAGCGGTCGGCGCTCCACCCGCCGGGCGGGTCGCTCTGGAGAACGTGGAGGTACGCGGCGGCACTCTGGAGTTGCTGCTTGTCCCGCGTGGCGTGGTCGGGCCAGTCGAGGGACAGGGCGTCGCTGTAGATGGTCGCGCCGGGGTTCATGCCCCGAATGATGCGGGGCGGGGGTAGAACCTGCCGGTTACCGCCAGCGCGGACTCGGGGGCGCCAGCAACTCGAACTCGGTCAGCGGGTGGAGAGAATGTCGCGCTCGGTCCACCCGAGCAGGTGCAACGGCCACTCGTCACCGACCTTGAACACAGACCCGATGGGGAATTCCGCCGCGAGTTTCTGGACGCACTCAGGGCGAGTCTTCAGCCACTCGGCCAATGCTGCCTGACGCTCGGCTTCGGTCATGGTTGCCCCCTACGCGATTGACCACAGCACCTCGCCGCGGGTCAGTTTATTATAACAACCACTAGAACTATCGACTTGATCCTTGTACTGCCCGCGCGGGAACGACTCCATCTCGGTCAGGTACGCCGCGTTCCAGCTCCCCGCCACGAGTTTCACCAGCCGCGCCTTCGCCACCCCCGCCAGCGGTTCCGCCCGCAGTTCCTTGGACCCCGACCCGCTCACGTCGTCCGCCTGAACTGGGTAGCCGGACAGCTTCGCGACGATGGCCCGCGCCGCCGCTCGGTCCTTGTCGAACACCGGAGATTCGAAGTACGTCCGTTGGAATCCCGGACGCGCACTGTCGGCCCTCGCCGTGGTCAGCATCACGTCGTTGCGGTCGGCCGGCATCCACCGCCCACGGATCACGTCCACCACGTAGTACACCGCCGCCTCGCCATCCCCGACCTTCGCCATCAGCACACCCGACGTGAAGCAGGCGGAATCGTGCCGGGAGGACGCCAAGTCCCAGTACCGCACCAACCGGGCGTTCGGGGGCAGACTATCGACCACCTCAAACCACGCCCGCTCGAAGAACGTCCCGCCGCGGGGAATGGGATTGCCCTGGTACAGGGACTCGAACCCGACACCCTCGACGCGGCGCTTCTGAAGCAACTTCTCCAGCGGGAACCGGTCGGGGCAGAGCGCTTCGCCGGGCTTGCGGCCCAGAGGATCATTCTCCTCCGCGATGGCGGGCAACCGCAGGATGTCCCACTCGTGACCTTCTTCGCTCTGCCCGATCCGCCCGTAGAGGTCGCCCGGTCCCCACCGGGTATTCACCAGCACAATCGCCGCGTCCTTTTGGAGCCGCGGCGTCACGTCGTCCATGTACCACTCGTAAGCCTCTTCCTGCACCACGGGCGAGTCCGCGTCCTGGCGGTTGCCGAACACGTCGTCCACGATGAGCAGGTCCAGTGGTTCGCCCGCGATGCTCGCCCCCCGGCCGCGGGCGATGAACGTACTGCCGCTCGCCATCTCCCACTCGTCGGCGCGGGACACATCGCCCAATTTCGCGCCCGCCTTCTCCGCGAGCTTGCGGCACCAGCGGCTAATCTTGTTGGCGTACCGCTGCGAGTGGGAACAGACTCCAGCGCGGAGACCATCCCTGTTCATCATCCGCCAGACGGGGTAGGGCACGGACACCGAACGGGTCTTGCCGTGCTGCGGGGGGAGCATGATACCGAGCCGGTCAACGAGGCCGTCCGTCACCTTCTGAAGTCGGGGCAGAATCCCCCTAGTGAGGTGCGGCCACGTCCACGTCATTTCCGGGAGGTGGAGACTGAGCCACAACGGGTAATCCAGTCTCGCCAGTTCCGTTTGATAGAACTGTAATTCGAGACCTAACCTCGTCAATTCGTCGTCGCAGTTCGTCGGCGGACAGGTTGGCAACATTGACAGTCACACCACCGGGCTGCGCGAGCGGGGCGGGCGGGCGGAAATGCTCCATCACCTTTTCCGTTGCCTTCACCCGCGCCATGTGGGAGGCATCCGGCCCGTACCACCGCGCCTGCTCCCACATATTGTTCAGGGCGGCTTCGTAGGTCAGCGGGTGCTTCTCCAGAGCCTTGGCGCGGGCCGCATCAACCGCTTGCTTCACGTTATCCTTTGTTAGCAACCGGGCAGCATTCGCCTTTGCCGCCTCCGGGTCTTTCGTATACCCCGCTTCGATGTAACTCTGCGTCGCGTTACCCGTTGCGAGGTAGCGTTCCACGAACTTCAACTGCTTCGGGTTGAGTGGCCGGGGCATCCCCCGCATTCTACCCCGCCCGCCGGGGAACCCGTCGCCCGCTGCAACTGTACGGGGGGCTTCTTACCCGACTCACGCCCCCGCCGGCACCAGCCCGGCGACCTCGCGGCCCCACGCACACGCGGCGGCCGAGAGCGCGGCGAGGGCGTCATCGCGGGTGGCGAACCAGCGGTTGTATTTCCAGCCGGGCGTCTTGGGCACGTGCGCCCAGACGTTCGCCGGCACACTTCTGGGAAGCCTACGCTCGACCGGTGTTGCCGGGTCTTGCATGGTTACTCGCCACTCCCCGCGATCCTCTTCCGGCTCGAAGTCCGACCACACCACCCGTTCCACCGGCATCGCCCCGAACAGCCGCGCCGCGAAGTCGCGGGTGAAGGCGGCGCAGGGCAGGCGGACCTCGGAGACGAAGCCGCGGGAGACCAGTCCCTTCGCCGGCAGTTCACACTTATCGAGTTCGTATCGTGTCACCCGCAGGCCGTGAATCAACTTGTCGTACCCAAGGTCGGGGAAGTCGATGGTGTGGAACAACTCCCGCTCGCGGCGGAGCAGCGCGTCGAGCCGACGCAACTCCTTCCCTTCGTCCCCGCCCCCGCGCCAGTGTTCGATGGGCATCTGCCTCAGCCATTCGACTTGCTCCGGGTGCCTCGCCAACTCCACCTGCACTCTGATGAACTCTGCCCGCCGCGCGTCCGAATCGTCGCGGACGGTGCCGGTGCCATCGCAGGCGGCACAGGTGTATCGGTTGCGCCACCCTCGCGCCCAGTTGGTCGAGAGCGGCGGCTTGTCGAAGTATCGCCGCGGCTCGCCCCCGCAGCGCGGGCAATCCACCCACCGCGCCTCCCGCTCCTCCAGCCAGTCGGCGTACGCCAGCCGCCGCGTGTCGTCGGCGGGGTCGGCGGGGATCGCGGCCAGCAGTGCTTCGCCGGTGTCCACGGCTACCTCAGCAAATAGACCGTCACGACTATCACCAGAAGCAGGATGAAGCCGAAGAACAAATCGACAGCCAAATCAACCAAGTCCAGAAGCATCTTTCGTCGTTCGTCCACGGCTCACCCTCTCCCGCCCGGTGCCGGGGCGTCCGCGAGCAGGGCGGCGGCGCGGGGCTGTTTTCCCAACTCTGCAAACGGCTTCAGCCCCGCCTCCAGTGCCGCCACCCGCGCGAGTGCGGCCGTGAGGTCGCGGGCCAGTTGCTCGACGTGTGCCGCCAGGCGCAGCGCGAGGGAGGTGCTGTCGGCGGTCGCGGTCGCCCCGCCCACGGCGGCGAGCATCGCGCGCCGCGCCGCGGCGTCGACCAGCGCCCGCGCGGCGCGGGACTCGGGGGTGGCGGTCGGGTCGGGCGTGGTCATGGCGTCGGTCTCCGGTTAGGCGCGTAAGGTCGCAGGGTCACGGGGCCTGACGGCCGTTGTCCACGAACGCCGCGTGAGTCGCGGGGAACAGCCCCGCGAAGAGTGCTTCGCACTGCCGGGCGCACTCTTCGATTTCGTACAGCGGGTAACTCACTGCCTTCGCCGTCTCGTCGTGCGTCCGCAGGGACAGGAACGCCATCAGCGAGCGCGGGTTGCAGGTGACGTAGCACGACGAGTAGATGCCGACCGGCAGGCAGTCGCGCGCGAGGCCGGGGTCGATGCCGAGCGACAGATTGGCAAGATAGGCCGAGTACGCCACGTCATAAGCGTGAATCAGGTTCGCCCGCAGCCCCTCGTAAACGGTGTCGTCCTCGCACCGCAGGAACTTCGGACGGCCCGGTTTCCACCCGTCCACCTTCATCATCGGCCGGTCGCGCGGGGGCAGGTAGAACACCGGGTCGAGCGTCTTGTACCGGGCGGACTCCTCGTTGTAGCTGAAGCCGATTCTGTGACGGTGCCACTCCCGCCAAACAAAGATCGGCGCGCTGGCGAAGAACGTTAAACTCGCGTGCTCGAACGGCGTCCCGTGCCGGTGCCTCATGAGGTAGCGAATCAGCCCGGAGGTCGCGTCGGCTTCCAGGTGCCGCACCGACTCCGCGCCTTCGACGCTCACTTTCGCGGCGGCGACCACGGACGAGTCGCCCCCGACGTGCTGCACGAGCTTCACGGCCATGTCGCTGCGGAAGCGAATCTCGGTCACGGTCCGGCCCTCCCTCACGCCCGCGCCCACAGTGCCACGGTCCGCGCCCCGAGTCGGTCGGTCTGGACCTGCCGGTATCCGACCCGGCGCACCAGTCCCTTGCGTTCGAGGCACAGCAGTTTCCCCCACACGGTCCGCTTGTGCTGCCGGTGCCGGACGTTGCACAGCGCCACGATGTCCGGCGTGGGCACGGGCAGGGGCGACTCATCCAGGATGGCGAGGATGCGCCCGACCAGACTGAACCGCCTGCGGAGTCGCATCACCCCGCCCTCCGGTACGCCCCGAACTTCTCCCGCCGCCGCTCCAACTCGCGCACGTCGTTCGCGGTCAGCAGTCCGTACAGCACCGCCGGTTCCGGCGCGTCGGCGCGGTCCGCGTCGCCCTCCCGCTCCACGGGCGCGCGGTGGTAGAGTCGCTTCGGCCGGGGCAGCAGGTGCCCGCACACCCGGTTCCGCAGGGCGACGATGCGGCGACAGTCCGGGCAGACCGAGCCGCGCTCGTCGTAGTACACGGGGCCGCGGCAGTAGTTGCACCACCCCTTCACGTCGGGGTCGGCGCGGGACTCGCAGGCGTACCGGGGCGTCGGGGCGGTCACGGGGCGTCCTCCGTCGTGAAAAGGGGTGGGGTCACGGTCGCCATCCGCCGGCAGGTCAGGTCCACTTGGCTTGGCCGGATGTCGCAGCCGATTCCCCGCCGCCCGTGCTGCACCGCCGCGTCAACCGTGGTGCCGGACCCCAGGAAGGGGTCGCAGACCACGCCACTGGGCGGGCAGAACGACTTGACGAAGAACGCGGCGAGTTCCAGGGGGAACGGGGCTTCGTTCTCGTGGGCGAGGTCGTGGCCCATCCGCCCGCCGCCCACGTCGAACTTCAAGACGTTGCCGGGGTTCGCCAAACCCGGCGGCAAGTAAGCCTGCTCCCGCATGGCGTCCCCGTCCTCTTGTGGGCCCGCATCTCGCTTCGTGTGCCGCTTCGCGCCGAGAGCCAGTTTTTCGGCCTTCGACTTCGGAAGCTTGACCGTGTTCTGAACCCCGGTGTGCATCCCGTCACGGAGCCATTTCGGTACGGCCTTCTGCCCCGAGTACCCGCGGGCGTTCTTCCGGGCTCCGTCGCCATTCCGGTAACTCATCGCCCCGCCCGGCTCCCACTTTGGCGGGTGTCCGCAGGCCGTATTGTCACTCCACGGCAACCGCCCCGGTCGCGTCACGCACACGATGGGTTCGTAATCATTCCGCAACCAGTCCGGCCCACCGCTGCCCGGTATCCCAACCCGGTGGAACACGGGCGGCTTGCGCATGTTAAACCCAGCGCGGTACAGGTCGGCGAACAGCAGAAACGGAACCCCGGAGTAGGAGTAGTTCCGAGTCTGCCCCTCGCAGTTCACGGCAATCAGTCCCTTCACCTTCGGCGCGGCAGCGCGGACCACTTCCACCATCCAGTCAACCCACGCCTGTCCGCAGACCATCTTCTCCGCGATACCGTAGGTCCGGGCGAGTTCGTAGGGCGGACTGGTGAACAGCAGGTCTACCGAATCGTCCGGCAGCGCACGTAACCACTCCAGACAGTCGGCACACTCCGCCGACCACCGGGCCGTCCCGCCGAGTACGTCCGCCGACGTGGTCACTTCGGTTCCTCCCCGTCCGTCGCCAGTGCCGCCTTCGCCTCCGCAACCGCGCGGGTGCCGAAGTGGTTCCCGCTCGCGACCTCGCCCAGCGCCTTCCGCAGCGCCGCAACCCGCCCCGCGAGGTGGTGGTTCGCCCGCACGTCGTGGGCGGAGCGCTCCCGGAGGCGGGCGAGTTCGGCCAGCACCTCCAGTCCCGCCGTGTGGTCCCGGACGGCTTCGTACAACTGCCCCCACCACGCCCGAAACGCGGCCTCGCCGTCCTTGGACAGAAACGCCGCCACGTGCGCCGGGTACGTCTCGGTCGCGCGGAGGAACGCCAGTCGCAGCGCGGCGGCATCGGCGGCCGGGTCCGGCGCGGCGTCGGGGGCGTGGGTCATATCAGCCCTTCCTTGCGTGCGAACCACTCGGCGACGAGGACCAGACAGCCCTCGTCGTACCGCCCGAACTGCTCGGGGTCTTGAATCACCGACTTCGGCACCCAGAAGATTTCGCCGTCGTGGTGAATCTGAATCGCCTTCTCGGTCACGGCACCGATGTAGCAGTCCTCCATTTCGACGTACTCGACTTCGCGGCGTGGGTTCATGGGCTTCTGCTCTGCCTTCCTCTGGGCTTGCCGGCGCTCGCGCTCAGCACGCCGGGCGTCCCGTTCGGACTGTCGCCGGGCTTCGGCGCGTGCGACCACCTTCGCGACGACCGGGTTCATGTCTTCCTCCGCGCGGAGTACGAGCTTCCCGCCTCATCATCCGACAGAAGAGAGAGGCGTTGCGCTCGGCGTCTTGCTTCCGGTGTCCGAACTACCTCATCACGCGGCGGCGTCGGCTTACTGGCGGTCGTTTTTCCCGCTCACGCGGGATGAGGGGTTTGGACCCGGACGTAGCTCGTTGTGCGGGATCGACTACCCGCCCGGAGCCGGGGAAACCACGCCTGTTCGTGGGAAACGACCTTTCGGCTTCGGCCGCCACAACCGGGGAGCATTGAACCCGGACGGTTGCGACTGGTTACGCTCGGCTTCCATTTCCATGACGGGGACACGTCCGCCGAAACTCACACCCCGCCGGCGCGAACGCCGGGACCGGAAACACGCTCAGGTACTCGGGTCTCCTATTCCGGGGGTCAGGTTGTCTAGCCGTTTCTCCAACAGGCTCAGCCTGTCTCTCAATGCACTCGCCTGGTCCGCCGCGTACTTCGCCTGCCGCGCCGCCGACTCCGCCTTGTCGCAGGCGTGCTGTACGATGTCGTCCACCATCGACCGCAGCGCTATCGCCAGCTCCCGCGGGCACTGCTGCACGGCGCGCGTCAGCAGCACCACCCCCAGGAGTCCGAGCGACAGGTCCACCTCCGGGCCGGTCTCCAGCACCTCATTCAGCAGGGCGGTGAGGACAGTACGTTCCCGCCTCGGGTCCAGGTGCGCCGGGGTAACGGGGTCGGGGGGCAGCACGCAGGGTGCAAAGCCGGGCAATCTCGGAAGTGGCGTCCGTGTACCACCAGGAGTTACAGGTGTCGCAGTGCCAACCACCGCAGTTCTCCTTCCCCGAGTAGTGCGCCACCACCGCATCGCCGTACTTCCGGAGCCACCCGACCAGTTGCGCCAGCCGTTCCGAGTTCACCGCCGGGCACTTCACCCCGCGCCGGCCGTCCGCGACCACCACCCACGCCCCGAGCCGGTCGAGTTCGCGGAGGAGTTCGGGGAGGGTCACGGGTGTGCTTCCATCAGTCGCCTCGCGATCCACTCCGCGACCGTGCCGACCACGCCGTTCCCGCAGAGCCGGTATCGCGGCTCGTCCGCGATTTCCTTCCCGTTCGCCCGCCAGCGTGTCCAGTCGTCGGGCCAGCCCATCAGCCGCTCGCACTCGCGGGGCGTCAGCCGACGGACGATGGGACCGGCCACGATTCCCTTGTCTGCGTGGCCGGTACTCAGAGTACCGGCCACGTCCTCTGAGTAACCCAGAGTCGTTTGCTTGCCCCCCGCCTTCGGGTTGAACGCCACGATCGGCGTACCCCGCCCCGTTCCATCCTCTCCCGCGTCTGCCCCCTCGCTGGTCACACAGACCGCCATCCCGTTCCCGTGGCCCCGCTGTTGCCGACCCGTGAGCGTGTAGGCCAGCCCGTCATCCCGGCCCTTCGGCGTGCCATCGGGGGCGAGGCAGGGAATGCACGCGGCGGGCGTGTGACTGCCCCTGACTGTCGGGCAGGGATCACCGGGGTTGCCGATGCCGGTTCCCGGCGCGCCACCCGACAAACCTTCGGGGCGGTTGTTGGTCATCTTCTCGCCCCGGCTCGCCTGCCTCATGTCAATCGGGATGACCTGACTCAGAACAAAGTTTTCTGTGTCGAAGTCCTGCCGTTGGTTTTTTGCGGTGAGCGCGCCGTTGCCGGCGCGCTCACCTGTTCCGTTCCCGACTCCGTAGACGACGAGGTTGATGTCGTCTTCCTGTCGTCTTCCGGGAGGGTTGATGCCACCGCCTCCAGAGCCGCGCGTAAGAGGGGCGGGAGTTGCCGCCCCCGCTTTCTTGCCCTTCGGAGTACGCCGGCGCACGCCCTCGGTGAGAGCGAGTATTTCGGCGGCGCGTTCGGCTCCAGAACGTCCGCGAGCGAACACGCCGAAAACCCGTCGTCTCTGCTGGGGGACTCCGAAGAACTGAGCATCAACAGTTCGCCACCCGCCAGCAAACCCGAGCCGGTCCAACTCCACGAGGACGGCGAGGAAGTCTCGCCCTTCTTCGGAAGAGAGGAGTCCGGGAACATTCTCCCAAACGACGCAAGCAGGTCGAAGTTCATCAATCACCCGAACCATCTCGAACCACAGGGATGAACGCGCTCCCTTGAACCCCTTCCGCTTGCCCGCCGTACTCACGTCTTGACAGGGGAAGCCGCCCACAATCACGTCAACGGGTTGCAGTTCCTTCTTGCCGACTTCGCGTATGTCCTCAAACCGTTGCACGCCGGGCCAGTGCCGGGCCAGCACATCGCGGGCGGTTCGGTCAATCTCCACCTGCCAGGCGAGCGAGAACCCGGCACGGTCAAAGCCGATGTCAAACCCGCCCGCACCAGAGAAGAGAGAGCCAACCTTCACTTCCCCACCTCCCACTCCCCCACGCCCGCCCCCGGTACCTCGCCGCGCCCCAACCGCTCGAACGTGACGCCGAGACCGCCCCAGAGCCCCATCAGTTCGTCCAGCGGGTCGCAGGTGTACTCCTTGAACCCGAACGTCACCGGCCCCATCTCGCCCGTCTTCACCTGCCCGCCGGTCGCCGTCAGCGGACGCCGCAGATACCCCTTGGCGGCTTCGAGCACTGCGGGGCCGTGCGGCGTGGCGACGAGCGACGAGAGCAGTTCCACGAGTTCGCGCGTCTTCTTCTTGCACCGGGCGACCGTCTCGCCGCACCGGGCGGGGTCGGCGTAGATCGAGACGTACTCCTCGGGCTGGTCGGGCGGGGGCAAAGTTAGGCGCATAATCTCGCCGTCGCCGGTCCCGGCGGGATTCTGCAAGCGGTCCTTGAGTTGCCGCGTGGACAGCTTCTCCGTCACGGCATCGGCCAGCAGTTTGTCCGCGTCGGCCGGTTCGAGGCCCGCGACGAGCTGGTGGTGGGTGAAGGTCAGCACCTCGACGCGGCGGTCCTTCGGGAACCGCGCCGCCACCCACTTCGCCACCCCCAAGGTCTCGTCGGCGTAGCCCACGTCGTCCAACACCTGCGAGAAGTCCTCGCCGAACCGCGTCTCGCCGTAGTTGAGCAGGTCGCCGACGATCCACATGCACGAGCGCTCGGCCAGCCGCATCGTCCGCACCGCCCCGGCCCACTGGTCGAACGACGGCTCGCCGTCCACCCCTTCCAGGCCCACGGCGGTGAGGTGGAACGGGCCGATGCACGGCCGGCCGTTGGCGAGCGCCGGCAGGGAGCGCTGGGCGCTCGCGCGCGGCTTCTTCTTCGGGGCTTTCTTGCGCGTCTTCGCCATTACGCGGACTCCTCGTCGTACTCGATCCGCTTCTGTCGCGCCATACGATCTCGCCCCGCCCGCACCCGCTCCTCATCCGCGTTGCCTAAGTGGAACAGCCCACAGACGCGACACTGGTAGACTTCGAGGGGTCGCCGGTTGCGACCGTTCCAGTCATCGAAGTTTTGCATCTGGCGGCGGATGGACTCGGCTTCACCCCGAGTCTCGTAGCCCGTCTTCGTGGGGCAGGTGATTTCCGCGACCGAGCGCCGTCGCTTCTTCGCCATTACGCCGCCACCTCCGGCGCGAACACCGCGTCCTCGACTTCCAGCACGAACTCGAACGGCTCGCCGGTCCCGTCGCAGTCCCAGCGGTGGACGCGGGCCGCGACGCCCTCGGGGAACAGGTACGGTCGCCCGTTCACCGTCACCCCGACGCCGTTGACCGAGTTGACCCGCGCCCCGCTCGGCAGCGCCGCCCTCAGTGCGAGGTAGACGGGGCACCCGACGCAACACCGCCGCACCCCGGCGCGGAAGTGGTCTTCGGTGACGCGGACGGTGACGCTTCGCATTGGCGTTCCTCCAGGTGCGCGACGAGTCCGACGATGTGCTTGCAGCGGCCGTTCTTCGCCACGTCCCGCCGCGAGCGGTAGAAGTAGTCCTTGCACGAGCACGCCCACCGCCCGGTGTTGAGGTTCACGACGCGGTGTTCCGTCCCGTCCTCCTTGACCAGCACCCACGCCCGCAACTCCGCCGGTTGGCGCGGGCGGTCGGGGCGGAGGACGTACTTCACCAGTTCGCCGTCCGGGTTCTCGACCTCGACGGCGGGTAGCCCGAAAACTTGAGTCATGACGCCCCCACGGGTTCGGGTTCGTGGAACGCGGTCGGCAGGGTCATCAGTTCGCCCGCCAGCCAGTCGCACTGGTCGGCCGTGAGTTCGTCGGACTTGCGGGTACGCTCGCACTCGCCGGGGAACTTCGTCCGCAGTTGCGCGAGGCACCATTCCCACCCCTCGCGGTGGAACTTGCCGACGCGCCGCATCTCGACGGCGAGGTGGTCGCGCTGCTCCCTGGAAGCCAGGACGGACGCGGGCGGTACCTTGTCGATGGGCTGTTCAACCGGGGCGGGAGCGGTTCGCGGCGCGGCTTCGCCCGAGTCCGCTTGCTCCATTTCCTCGTTGGTGTAGATGCCGGACAACTCCTGCGGGAACGCCGCCCGCAGTGCCAGCGCCTCCGCGACCTTGCCGAGCATCAGGTACGGCATCGTCTTCCAGAACCGCGTGAGCGTGCCGTCCTTCTTGGTCTGCTTGAATTCCTCCCACCGCGCCGACCGCGTGAACGGGACGCGCTGCCCGGCGACGATCTTCCACACCGTCACCGTCGCCTTGTTCGGGTGGTCGGCGTCCTCGGTGTCGTACTTCGGCTCGTCGTTGCCCGCGTAGAGTCCGGTGCGGTCGGCGATGAGCCGGTAGCCGTCGATGCCGGTCTGAATCGTCATCACCTCGCGCTGGGACTGGGAGTCCCAGCGCTTGACCGCGTGAATCTGCCGCGAGAACGGGTCCAGTCCCGTCCGCTTGCACTGCGACACGAACAGCAGGAACTCGTCGTCGGTCGCGCCCTTGCAGATGGTCCGCTTGAGCAGGCCGACCTGTTCCTCGCTGAACCCGTTCGGCTCCGCCTTCGCAACTGCCGTCGTCATCACATCACCCCTTCTCGTGTGTCCGGGGACGCGCCGGCCGCACGCGCCGATCCCCCCTCGGGTCGGCCCGTGCCCCGCCGGAGCGGGTGCCGGCGCGCCCCAGGTCTCCGTCGTGTTCAGCGCGGACGGGCGGCTAGAGAGTGGGCCGCCCGGCGATGCGGCTTCGGCAAGTGAACCCGTCCCTGTGGTGCCGCGCCGCCTCTCCCCGCGCAACGAGCGCGGGGGCGTCCGCGTTGTTCGGTCACGCCGTCTCGTCAATCTCGTTCAGCCCCGCGACCAGTTCCCGCCGCGTGGCCTCGACCGGGATGCGGTCGGTGCGCTTGGCGGCATCCGGGATGTCAAGGTCGAAGGCGAATGGTGCGGTCTGCATGTGGCAGTCGAAGTCGTGGACGAAGGCGCGTGCCTCGGCCGGCAATTCCAGCCGGTCGCGAACCGTTCCACCCGCGGGGCAACAGGTCATGTAGCCCACGCTGAAAGCGGTCCCGGTCGCCCGCTTGATGGCAAGCGCGACGGGGCACAACCCGCAGTCCATCCGCTTTCCCTTCACAATGTCCTCAGCCGTTACTTCGATTCGCATCGCCTTCCCCTCGCGTCTGAACCCCGGACGGCGGGCGGTACTCGCCCGTTAGCCCGCTCGCCGCCGTCCGGGGAATGCCCGGTGTCAGTTTCGGTTGCACACCCGCTCGCCCAGCCCCACCAGTTCCCGCATCCGGTTCTTCTGCGACTCCAGCAGTCCCCACACGAGGAACACGAACGCGGCGCAGGCGAGGACGAGTTCGAGGCCGGTCACTGGGCTACCTCCGAATGGTCGCCGATCCCGAGCGGCAGCCACAGGGCGCAGTCGGCACGGGTCAGCACGGCGCTCGGGTCGCGGAGTCGTTCCAGCACGTCGTCGCTGTCGCACCCCGCGTCCTGGAGCGCGTCCGCCAGGATCGGCATTGATCCGAATTCGAGCTTGCGGAAGATGCGCCGCGCGAGGCAAACGACTGTGGACGTGTGCCAGTCGGTGCGCCACGTCGCGGGGCGGCACGCGGCGAGGAAGGCCCGGTGCGTCCACCGCCACTGTGCGTTTTCAGCCGCGTCAGCCGCGCGAGCCGCGCGAGCCGCGTCAGCCGCGTCAGCCGCGCGAGCCGCGCGAGCCGCGCGAGCCGCGCGAGCCGCGTCAGCCGCGTCAGCCGCGCGAGCCGCGTCAGCCGCGTCAGCCGCGCGAGCCGCGCGAGCCGCGCGAGCCGCGCGAGCCTTTGGGGTTGGGCTCAGCGCGTGTGCCACGGCCCAGATGATCGCCCAGTGCGGTCGGAAGTCGCCCGCGTCGTAGGCTTCCCACACCGGGAGCACGACGCGGGCGCACTCGGCAAGGAGCACCGTGCGCACCCACCGGGGCAGCGACGAGTCGATGAGCCGTTGTCGCGCGTCGTAACTGCCCCACACCCACGGCTCTGGTGCCGGCGGGCCATCCATGCATCCCGCCAGGTGCGGCAGGAGCGTCGGGGGTGGGGTGGGTTTCGGCGGCTTCGCTCGGGCGGTCTTGGTCACGGCTTCGGCTCCTCCGGCATGTTCACCAGCGCCCACAGCACCAGCCACGCCGCCGCGTCGTCACTCAGCACCGGCACCGGGCCGGGGGCGGGGAGGAAGGTCACGGGGCGGTTTCTCCTTACGCGCCTAAGCCGGCGCGGGTCGCGCGGCGCTTCGGCACCGCCCGCTTCCGCTTCGGCTGCGGCGTGGTCGCGTACAGTCGCTCCAGGTAGTCCGCCAGCGCCCGGCGCGACAGTAGCCGCGCCTTGCCGTGCATGAACCACGGCAGCGTCCCGTCGTCCATCCGGTCCCACAGCTCGTTCCGCGACAGCCCCGAGAACTCCTGCGCCGCGCGGACGGTCAGGGCACCGTCGCGGAACAGGTCGCGGGTCTCGGGGGTGGGCGCGGGCATGGGTGTCAGGCTCCGGCTTCTCCGAGTTCGATGTGCTTCCCTGCCTTCGCCGCCTTGATCGCATCGACGCGGGCCTTGATCTTGGCGAACCGCTTGGCGACGGCGCGCCCGGCGATTTCTTCCAACAGCGCGGCCGAAGTCGTATCGCCCAGTTCGACAATCCAGCCGATCTTGTCAGCCATCTCCTCGTACACGCGGACGTGCCGGGTCTCTCGCTTTTCTGCGGTGGTCGTTGCCATGCCGCCCTCTGTGTCCGTGTGGCTAGGGATACTGTATACAGGAAACTGTCGCTGTGCAACCACAAAATTTCCGGAAGTGTTGACCGAATGCTCTTAATGCTGGAAACTGTCCACAGTTAACGAGGTCACGAAATGTTCGGAGCGGTGGAATTGCCGATGGCGAAGCCGAGAAAGGGCGGTCGGCCGCGGTCGGAGGACGCCGACGGTGGCACCCGGCACGTGCGGGTGAACCCCGACATCGCGGAAATGATTTCCTGGATTCTCCGCGTTCTCGGGCCGGAAGTCAGTTCGGCAAAACTCCTGGACCCCATCCTGCGGGGGCCGATTGCCGCACGCTACAAACTCCACGAGAAGGCAATCAATCTGCTGAAAGAGGCTGAGGCGGAAGTCCAGAAACAGGGGAAGAAGCCGAAAGAATGAGCGGCACTTGGGCGTCGGGCACGTTGTCACCGAGATGAACCACGATCAGGCCGTACTGGGCCTTCGGGTGGTCTTTCCCGACCCACGCCCGGCCGACAGAGAGCACAAGGCCGTACAGGTCGCCTGTGTCGAACATCTTCAACACGTCGTCCCGAGAAATGTTGGCGGATGACATGGGCCTGATCCCTTTCCTAGAAATGCGTCTTCAATTCCGCGCGGACAATTTAGCTCGCGCTCGTCCGTCGTGTCCAGAACCGCACACTCCGAATTCTTCACTTTTCGTGCGCCCCGAATCTCAGTTTCAGACCGGCGTCCGAATCTTGCTTTGACGACCGTCAGACCGATAGGACGACCGTCAAGCGAACTTTGCGATTCTGTACACACTGACATAGTGAAACCACATTCACCACTTGTCAAGCGCCGAATCGGAATTTTCGGAGAATTCCCATGTCGAGCAAGCGTCGGCGGAAGCCCGCCCCCAAGCGCCGCGCCCGCGGGACCGGCTCGATATTCCAAGATTCGCGCCGGGGTGGTTACGTCGCCAGAGTACCAGTCGGGCGGTACGAGAACGGCGGCACCCGCTACGTGCAAGTTTCGGGGGCGACGCAGGGGGAGGTGGTCGAGAAGATGCGGGCGGTCGAGCGGCCCGGCCCGGATTCCACCGTCCGGGCGTGGGCGGAGCGGTGGTACGCCGGACTCGGGGTGCGCGACTCGTCCCGCGCCGACTACCGGAACACTCTCGACAAGTACATCCTGCCCACCTTCGGCCACTACCGCGTCCGCCAGCTCACCGCCCACGACGTTGAGGCGGAGTCCCGGAAGTGGGCGAAGCCCGTGGGTAAACTCGGCCCCAACACGCTCCTGAAAAACCTGAGCCACTTCAACATCTGCCTGGAGGCCGCGCGGCGGGCCAGCCTCATCGACCGCAACCCCATCGCCGACGCCCTCAAGCCGCGTGGCCGGAAGCCCGCCATCAGTCCGTTCTCGGCTGGCGAACTGGTCCGCGTCATCGGGGCCGCGACCGCCCGCAAGGACGGCGTGTTCGCGGTCATGGCCGCAATGGGGCTGCGGATCGGCGAGGCGCTCGCGCTGGACGTGCCCGACTTCGACGCCGCGCGGAACACGCTGTCGGTCACCAAGACCTACGACACCGAACACGGGCTACGACCGCCGAAGTCGGAGTACAGCGTCCGCACGATCCCGGTTCCCGCCGTCGTCCGCCCGGTTCTGGTCGCGGCCGTCCGGGGTCGCAGGGCGGGCGTCCTTTTCCCCGGCAGTGGCCGGAAGCGGCAGGCGGATCACGCCGTCCGCAACCGCTTCCGCACGCTCCTCAAGCGGCTGAAACTGAAGTACCGCTCCCCGCACCAACTCCGCCACTCCTGCGCGACCGTGTGGATTGCGCAGGGCATCGGCGTGGGGGACGTGGCGCGCGACCTGGGCGACACCGTACAGACCGTGTGCGACACGTACATCCACGCCTCGGGTGCGAGCACGGCGGCGGCGATGGATAAGGCGCTGTTAGGTGGCGGTAAGGTGGCGCAGTGGGCAGAGGAAATTGCGAAACGGCCTAGAAAACACGGCAAATCCCGCGAACCGCACCCATAACCGGATTATCCCCGAACCGGCGGGGAATGCTAGAAAATGCGGAATTCGCGTCGCGCCCTTGACTCGCCGAATCCGTCCCGACTCGTTTCTGTCCGTGTAAGGTGACAATAAGGTGGCGCATCGTCCCACAATCGCGGGTGTCCAATCACGGGTGCGCTCCTGCGCCCCGTCCGCCTTACGCGCCTAACCCGCCCCCGCCCGGTCCCGGCAGCGGCGCTTGAGGGCGTCCGCTAGGGCACGGCGGGCACGCTCGGGGGCATCGTTGTTGGGGCCGGCGAAGAACGTCTTGTCGCCCCGGTCATGAGTGGCGACTATCTCCGCATCAGCACCTTCGACCAAATCCCACACCGGACCGCACAGCGACCTGAACAGGAACGCGGCTGGCTTGTCTGTGTCTGTCGTGCGCGGTATCCTCTGAATCCCCGGCTCGCACAACGGCTGGTCCGCGAGGATGAGGGGCAGCACGTGGTCGCAGTCGGTCCAGTGGCGGAACTCGACCCGGCGGACGAAGCCGCGGGCGAATTCGAGGCGGACGTGTCGTGGCGGGTGGTCGTCGTGCCGGTGTTCGGCGGGTCCGATGCGCACCACGTCAATCCGCCGCGTCGTTTCCACCTCCACCCACGCCCCGCGCCGTCCCACGGGCGGCGCTTGATGCCCGGCCGGAAGAACGGCCGCTTGCCGTGCCCGGCGCACCACCGCAGCGCGTAGGCGAGTTCGTCCCGGTCGTGCTGGTCGCACCAGTCCGCGAAGACGAGTAGCGGCGTCGAATCGTCCGACTTCTCGCAGGCGAGCATGAGCGCGGCGAACTCGGCGTCTTCGGTCACGGGGCTTTCCTCCGGGCGGGCTTGGTGCCGCGCTTGATTTTGTCGGACATATGGTATACCCTGTGGCATCGGCAATCAACCCCGGAGTGTCCCAATGGCCCAGACGCCACAGCCCGAGAAGCGCGGCCGGGGTCGCCCCCCGAAGTACGGCCGCGCGCCACTGCCCCCCGGTTCCCGGCAGCAGTCCTACCGGGGGACGGACGAGGAGCACGCCGCGCTCATGCTGATTTTGGCAAAAATGAGAACGCGGAAACAGCGGGAAACCAAGGGGAAATGAAAATGTCGGACAAAATCTCGGAATTTGTGTGACAAATCTGCCCGGCGGACGTATTATCTAGTGGGGCGGACGAGTGACCCGCCCGCCGGAACCACCGGCGGGCACAACCTGGAGGGAAGACCGTGACGACGACCCAACTGAGCGAACTGGGCCGCGAGAGCCAGAACCGGGGTTGCGACTTCGGCAGGATTTGGGACGCTTGCGAAAGCCCGGTCTATCTGGTGTTAGACGAGGAAGGGAACAACGTGGCGAACGGGAAGATTCGCCACTTCCTCGGTCGGAACTGGCTGTACGTGGACGACACGGACGGCTATCAGATTATGGGCGAAAAGGAAGCCGGCCGCCTGATTCTGACCCCGGAAGAATAGTCCCCATTTGGCCCCAGCCTCACCCGCCGGGGCCTGTCTTGGAGCTTGTCGTGGCAACACCAAAATCCGGAGTGTCCGCCCCAATCGATCTGACCGGACAGACTTTCGAGAAGTGGACGGTGCTACGACCTGCCGACGAACGAGGTTCTGCCGGCCAGATTGTCTGGGTGTGCCGCTGCGAGTGCGGGGCGGAAAGAAAAATTCCCGGAAACACCCTGCGAGGTGGTCACTCGGCTGCATGCCGGGAATGTAGCAATCGCGATGCGCACGCCAAGAGTCGCCGTAGGCAGGCCACCACGCGAAGCCTGTCTCAGTCGATTCACTCTCGTGTGTGCCTGTACTGCGGGCAACAGCTCCGAGGGACGGCGAAACAAAAGTATTGTTGCGTCCGTCACGGTGCGCTGTACCGGAAAGCCCAAAGGTTATCCAGCCTGTGACCCTCCGGAGAACCGACATGGACCCCGACGAACTGCGCGACGAGGCCGAGCGACTCCGCGAACACGCGGAGGAGATCGCCGACGACAACCCGACCGCGAGCGACTACCACTCACTCCGGGCCGACTGGTGCGACTACCTCGCCCGCAAGCGCGAGGAGGAGCAGACCGAGGGCGAGCCAAGCGCGTAACCCCCACACCCCCTTTCGCCCGCCGCGGCGGGCACAGACGGAGGCGACACGATGGTTGACGCTGACAAGTTTCTGAAGGCGGCTCTGGAAGAGGGCGGACAGCCCATCTCGGCGCGGTCGCCGGAGATGATGGCGGCGGAACTGGTGCAACTCATCCGCGCCGCGACGCTCGCCACCATCGAGTCCACGAAGAAGGCAAACGAGAAGCGCGGCTACCTGACGGCGGCGCGGGCCGAAGAGAAGGCGGTCAAGGCGCTGTTCCAGTTCGTGACCGGCCGCAAGCCGACTGGCGACGAGCTGCGGGCGATGGTGGGAAACTGACACGCCGCCCGCGGGCGGGGGAACGGGGGAGGGAGACATGGCACGACGATGGCGAGCGCCGAAGGGGCAGTGCTACTGCATCGAATGGCCCGAATGGCACGTCGATTGTGCCGACCCGGACTGCGGCGAATCGGTCGTCCTCGCAGGACTGGGCGAGGCCACGAACATCCGCGAGGCCGAGAAGCGCGGGGCAGAGATCGCGACGGGCTGGGTCCGGGTCGGCCGCTGCTGGTACTGCCCACAGCACAAGCCCAAGCAGTCGTAACCCCGCCCGCCGGCTTTGCACAAGAAATGCGAGTTGCACAAAAAATGGGCTATTCGGAATAGGGTGTTGGAAGCTCGTCTCTGACAATCTGAAGAAAAATCGGAATTTGGTGTAGACAGGGGCAGGCCCCGACCGTATACTTTCAACAGTGGAATCCGAAGTCTGGTCGGTGTGACCGGACGGAAAGAAGTGGGGCCGGCGGTGCTGCTAACACCCCGGCCCCGGACAACCCCTGAGTAAGAGGAGTCGTCATGAGCCAGTCTATCGCAATCGTCGTCACCAGTCAGTACGGCACCCTCTCCCGTGGCCGGCATTCGGCCCGGCAGGGCAACGGCGATTCGGCGAGGTGGGCCGAGAAGAACGCCAAAGGGCAACTCGTCATCACCGAGCCGGGCGTGTGGATGCTGCACTGCTCGGACGGGTTCAGCCGGTCGGCACGGGCCGTCCTCACGGTGGACGAGGACGGCGGGTGGGAGATGACCGGCGACACGAAGCGGTTCGACGTGATTGATGGGTGAGCAGAGCGGCCACGTGCCGGCGGGGAGGTTTCCCCGCCGGCCCTTCACAGGAGACACGGCGATGAAAAAGACGCTGGCGACCGGACAGACCTGCGTGGGCGACCTGCGGTTGGCCCCGCTCGACGTGGGGTTCGACCTGCGGCTGCACGACATGGAGGTGAAGCTGCCCGACCAGTTCGGGTCGGTCGGCATCGAGCAGGACGGCGAAGTGTATCTGGTCGAGGGGGCCAGAGAGGAGATGATGGCGGCGATGAAGGCGGCGGGATACCGGGTTTCCGAGGAGGGCCAGTCGTGAGCAAGCTGAGCGACTACGGCGGTCGCATGGTCGAGACGGACGGCATCCCGACCGTCGAACTCCGTGACCCCAACGACAACGCCAAGAAGGTGTTCCAGTACCGCCGCACGGCGGACGGGGGCATCGAGCGGCGGGTGCTGATGGAGGGCGGCGTGCCCTACCCGGACGGCTCGCCGTGGGAGCCGATGTCCGCCTCCGACCTCCAACACCTGCAATCCGTCCGGGGCCAGTGGCACCCCATCCTTGGCCCGCTGGGGTGCTGAGGCGTGAACTTCCTGAACCTGCCGAAGTGGGAGGTGGCCTCCGTCAAGGAGTCGGCCAACGACTACCGGGTGGAGGCCACCTACTCCGAGACGCCGACCTACTGCCCCCGCTGCCACCACCTCTTCCCGAAGCTCTACCGGCACGGCACCCGTGAGCAACTGCTGATGGACCTGCCCAGCCACGGCAAGCGGGTCGGCATCGTGCTGGACCGGGTGCGGTTCCGCTGTCAGGAGTGCGAGCAGACGTTCCTCCAGCCCTTGCCCGACGTGGACGAGGGTAGGCAGATGACTCGCCGGCTGGTGCGGTACATCGAGGAGCAGTCCATCCAGCGGACGTTCACCGCCGTGGCCGGCGACGTGGGGGTGGACGAGAAGACGGTGCGGAACCTGTTCCGCACCTACGTCGCCCGGCTCGACGCCACCACCGTCTTCGACACCCCGGAACGCATGGGTATTGACGAGGTACACCTGCTGCGGAAGCCCCGGTGCGTCCTCACCAACTTGGACCTGCGGACCATCATCGGGGTCTTGGAGAAGCGGGACAAGAAGACCGTGCTGACCCACCTCAAGGGGATGCCCGACGCCGAGCGGGTGAAGCTCGTCACGATGGACATGTGGCGTCCGTACTACGACTCGGTGCGGGAGGCGTTCCCCGACGCCGCCGTGGTGATTGACAAGTTCCACGTCGTCCGCATGGCGAGTCAGGCGATGGAGGTCATTCGCAAGAGTCAGCGGGAGAGCTTGGAGGCGAAGGTTCGTCGCCGGCTGATGCACGACCGCTTCATCCTCCTTCGCCGGCCACACGACCTGACCGACGAGCAGAAGGAGACGATGGCCGGCTGGTTCGCCGTCTTCCCCAAGCTGGCCGAGGCGTACCGGCTCAAAGAGGAGTTCTACGGCATCTACGACATCCCCAAGAAGGCCGACGCCCTCGACGCCTACCAGAAGTGGGAACGGTCCATCACCGACCGGGAGTTGCTCACGGCGTTCCGTCCCCTGCTGACCGCCGTGGCGAACTGGCGGGAACCCATCTTCGCCTACTGGCAGCACCGGGCCACGAACGCTCTCACCGAGGCGTTGAACGGCATCGCCAAAGCGGTCGAGCGGGCCGGCAGGGGGTACAGCTTCGACGCCATCCGTGCGAAACTCCTGTACTCCAAGACGCTCCAGAAGAACGTCCGCCGGCCCAAGTACGGCGAGGAGGAAGCAGGCAGAGACGTGCCACGGGAGACGACCGCCGGCACGGACATAGACGCCCTGCTCACCGTGTTGGAACGGGAGGCTGGCCGGCGGGACGAGTCCACAGCCGGCGGCAGTTAGCGGGGTGTCAGTCATTTACCCGTTTCCAACACTGGTTTCCGAATAGCCGATTAAATGTGCAAAGCCCCGCCCGCCCCCTGCCGAACCCGGCGGCGGGGCGCGGTGTCACTTCCGGGGGAGGGTGGGACGGTGAGCGCCGCTATCGACTGGTCGGTGATACCGGAGGACAACGGCGCGGGTTGCCGCATCGTGGCCGTGTGTGCGGCGTGCGGGCAGCAGTGGGTTTACGTGAACCCGAACTACCGGGGCGGGTGTCCGAAATGCAATGGGGTCATCGTTCACCGCCCCGGAACTCACACCGATGACGCCGGTGACGGAAGCCACATCTGACCCCGGCACCCCGTTTGCACCACCCTGCCGCCGTCCCCGCACCTCCCGGACCGCATCCATGACCCGCGCCGCGCAACTCCGACTCCTGCAACTCCTGTGCAGCCAGCCCACCGTCACCACGTCCGAAGCGGTCCGGGAGGCGGGGGCACGCGCCGCCGTGCGCAGGGACCGGAAGCGGCGTGCGCGAAAGCCGAAGCCCCGGTCAGGTCGCGCGACCTGACCGGGGCTTCGTAGTGGTGTGGTTCAGCACCGGTATTGTACCGCGCCGGGTGCTAACGTCTACCCCGCCAGCGCCGCGACCTCCGCCAACTCCTCCGCCGTGACGGTCTTCGCCGTCGCGACCACGGCCGCGAACAGTTGCTCCCGAATCTCCTGCCCCTCGAACGGCACCCGCACGAAGATGGCCAGCCGCAGCCGCGCCTTCTGGCGGAACGACAGACTCTTGGCGGCGGCCGCGGCCTTCTCGGCGTTGTTGTCGAGGCAGTCCAAGAGCATCGGCACCAGCACCTTGAACAGTTCGGCCAGCAGGAGAATCATCGCCGGGTCGAGGCGGACGCCGCGCATGGCCGCGTCCTTCTCCAGTTCGCCGACGCAGTAGTGCACCAGACGGTCCATCGCGCTCACGAAGTCACCTCTTGGGTAAGCCCCGGCCGGAGGTAGATAAAGCCCCCGACTGGACGGTTAGTCAGCCTAAAATGGGCGGGCCGGCGGTCGCTGACAGCGACCGCCGGCCCGGACCACAACCCCACCTGTTGCCGCAAATCGTGGCGGCACGTGCCGTGAAAGCCCGACCGCCCGAGACGATCACCCCCTTTCTCGCGAACTGGGACAGCCGTAATCACGGGCGGTCGGGGTGCGCGTTTAATTCACTCCCTCCTCTCGGGACAGAAACCGACCTTCCGGCCGGGGGTACGCTTGATAACCTTCCCGTTCACCACGCGGTACACGTCCCGAATCTTGCCCGCCTTCCGCAAGAGGTACAGGCGCTGCGCCACGGACGCGTAACTGCGGTCCAGCCGGTACGCGCACTCCGGGGTCGGGAGTCCGTCGTGCTCGCGCATCATGCAGAGCGTCCAGTCCTCGTCGTCGCTCCAGGGGCGGCTGCCGGGGCGGGGCATGTCAGCGCCCGAATAGCCAGCGGCCCGGATACCACCGCTGCCGCGGCACGGCGTAGTACGTCCCGCACGCCGGGGCGGGTGCGGTTAGGCGCGTAACCGGGGCAGCACAGACCCCGTTTCGGCACGCGACGGGCGGGGCGGGCGGAATCCGGTTGGTCACGACGAACGCGGGCGCGGTGCGGTTCGTGACCGTGAACTGCTGCGGGTCGGACGCGCGGGCGGAACCCACGAGGGACAGCAGCGCGAGGATGACTATTGCACGCACGGCGAACTCCCGTTGTTGAACACGTCGAACACCCACTGGTCGGTCTCCGCGCCGCCCAGCCGGATGCGGAACAGGTCGGTCACGTCGCCCACCCGGAACGTCCCGACCAGCACATCCACCCACTGCCACGTCCGCCGCGTCGTGAAGCACTCCTCCGCGAACCACTGCACGGCATCCCTGGCGCAGCTGCCGGGCGCGGCGTCGATCCGCTTGACCTCGTGCCAGCCGGCTTTCACGGCCGAACCCTCACGCCGGGTTGACCACCCGCGACGCCACCGCGCCGTCCGGGTACTTCCGTCGCCCCTGGAGTCGGAACGTGCCGTTATCGCCCCACCCCGGCGTCCACGAGTTGTCCCCGTCCGGGCACACCTCGCCGTCGATCTCATCCACGTCCACGAGGCAGACCGAGTGACCCCACCACCCGTAGTCCGCCGCGACCGGGATGTTCTGCAAGAGGCACGACACCACCTGATTCCAGGTCAGGTTCTGGTCGTACACGGCGCGGGCCAGGTCCACGAAGTCTTCCGTGATGCGGTACTTCGCCGCCTCCGCCCAGTTCGCCGCCGTGTCGTGCGCCCGACTCATCGACTTCGCCGGCCACAGGGATTCGGGGACCACCCCGTTCGCGCGGACGAACTGCGCGCCCAGCCCGCACCACCCGCCCTCGTTCCGGAAGTTCTTCACCTTGCACGCGCCGGAGTGCGCGGACAGGGCGACGTATTCGAGGTTCATCGCGGCGCGGACGTACTCGACCGTCCGCGTGACCGAGTAGAACCAGCAGTACCCCTCGCCGTTCTGGTCCTTGACCGTGCCGACCTTGCCGGCGCGGAACAGGTCGCGTAGCCCCGTCTTGTACTTCTTGCGGTCGCGGATGCGGGGTATCCACTCGCTCTCGGGGACGAGCGGGATTTCGGCCGGCGGCGCGAACATCCACGGGACGACCTGCGACGGGTCGTAGCCCTTGCCGAACGCCAGCGCCGGCTCGGTGAGGTGCGCGCCGGTGGTGTCGTTGATGACGAACACGGTTCACTTCCCTTCGGCGTACTTCTTGAAGAGTTCCAGCGCCGCGGCCTCGTCCGCCGGGAACGGCACGATGTCCGCCTTGTCGTTGACGGCCACGATCACGCACGGGACGGCGGACACCTGCGGGCGGGCGTCGGCCCACAGCGCCTTGAGGGCCGGGTCGCGCTCGTTCCTGGCGTCCACGTCCTTGTCGAACCGCCGCCACCCCTTGCCGCCCTGCGGATGCGCCGTCGTCTTCGCGTCTAGGTAGTTGCGGACGGCTTCCCCGAACATCACCCGCTGCATCGCGGGCGTCAGCGCGTTCGCGGTCTCGTACACGAAGATGACGCGGAACGACTTGACCGGCTCGGGCGGCTTCGGGTCCGGCGGCTTGGGTTCGGGCGGTGCCGGCCCCGGTTGCCCGAACACCACCAGCACCACCCTCGGCTCGCTCGGGCCGTCCGCGTTGCCGCTGTAGACCAGCACGCGGTAGCTGCCCGGCTTGGTGGCGCGGGCGGCGGTCTCGTTCGGGTCGCGCAGTTTGCCCTGCGGGAACAGCGACAGCCCCGCGTCGAGGGGAACGAACTTCACGCCCTTGCCGTCCGTGGTGACGGTGAAGAACACCCAGTCCCCGGTCTCGCCGTACACCTTCTCCGGGGCGGTCACGGATGGCGGCGCGGCGAGCGCGGCGCCCGCGCACGCGGCACCGACCAGGAGCACGCCCGCGACGTTGGCACAGCCGAAGCCCCTCATCACACGCCCTCGGTGTAGGTAATGCCGTCGCCGCCCCGCCGGTACGCCGGGTGGTCCGGCCCGAGCGGTCGGTCGTCGGCGTCGGGGTCGGCCTCGAACGCCGCCGCGTGTTTCGCCCGCAGGTCCGCGAAGAACGGCGGCGGGAACAGCTCGCGCAACTTGTCCCGCACCTTCCCCGGCGTGTCGTACACGGACGCCGCCAGGTACACGCCGGGGATCGGCTCGTGGCACGGAATGGGCTTGCCGTCGTCGCCGATGAGCATTGTCATCACATCCCCCGCGTCTCGAACATCGACCCCAGCCCGTCCAGCGATTCGTTCAGTTCCCACAGACTGCTTACGTGGTCGAGCAACTGGCACACGCCCCACCCGACGAGGACGAAGGCGGCGAGGGCGAGGAACGCGCCGCACGCCAGCCCCAGCCAGTCCAGAGCGTCCACGGTCAGCCCTCGCGTTCGCCCTTCTCCTCGCGCAGCCGGTCGGACTCCTTGCGGTACGCGAGCGCCGTCAGCGCGTCGCGCTCGTCGTGCCGCGCCTGCTGGCACTGCCTCCGCTCGCTCGCGGCGAGGGCGTACAGCTCCATCCGCTCGTTCCGGCACGCCGCCGCCTCTGCCTTGAACGACTCGACCAGCGTGTTCACCGCCGCCTCGTGCGTGTTCAACATCCGCGGGATGGCCTTCCAGTGCAGCCACACGAGGTAGGCGGCGACGAGGCCGAACGAGCCGTACTGAATCCACTGGTCCGTCGGCACGGGCGAAACTCCCAAGTTGTGTGACCGCGTGCCCTCTACGCTGTGCCGCGCGCCGGGAACTTGCCCCGCGTCACGCGCCTAAGACCGCCACGCCGCCCAGTCGCCGATGAGCGTGGGGAGCACTTCCAGGGCGAAGTCCACCGCCTTGACCTTGGCGCTGAACACCGCCGGGCGGCTGAGCCGGCCGCCGTCCACGGTGACCGCCTTCCCGTTCCCCCACACGGTCACGATCCACCCGCCGTACTTGCGCGACCGGCTGACCCGCCAGTAGCGGCGCTTGCGGTTGGCGAGCGCCGCCCGCCAGCGGTTGCCGAAGTTGTCCTTGTACCAGCGGACGACGTGCGCCGCGGCTTGGTGCGCGTGGAGCGACCGGGAACCGCGCAGGGTGCGGAGTCGCCCCCCGTACTTCACCTTCGCCACGAAGAACCGGCCGCTCTCGTACACGTTCCGGAAGCCGGACGCGGCGGTGATGCACCGCAGGGCGTCCACGTCGGGGTCTACCCGGAGCGTGGGCGCTGGGGCGGGGAGTTGCGGCGCGTCCGCGGGGGCGGATGGGGCCGCGGACGCGCGAAAAGTGCGAGAATCCAAGGTGGCCGGCATACGTTTCACGCCCTGAGTGGGGTATGATGGTACGTATCCGGTTCATTCCGACGGGGCGAGTAGACTGTGCGCGGGGTGTTTCAGCACCGCGCGCATCCGCCGCAGGTGTGTTACCCAAAGTCTACGCGCCCCGTCGGTAACTTGCGTCCGCCGGAGCCGCCGTGAAGAAAGTTTCCCTCAACGGCAAGTCCTACGTCTGCCCGTTCGCCAAACTGTTCCGCGAGCACACCGCCGCCGAGTTCGCCGCCCTCAAAACCAGCATCGGCAACTTCTGGGTTCAGAACCCGGTCGTCGTCTTCACGTCCCCCACGCACGGGGCGAGTCTGTTGGACGGCATCGGCCGCATCGAAGCCGCCCACGAAGTTGACCCCGACCGCGAAATCCCGACGGACGACCGGGGCAACATGACCGACCTCGCCGCGAAAGCGCTGGTCCTCGACCTGAACGCGCTGGCGCGGCGTCAGTTGACCGCCGACGACATCCGAGCGTTCCGAGAAGAGCAGTTGGCGATTGTGAAGCAGATGACGGCGCGCGGCGCGTCCGTCCGCGAGATGGTGAGGGAAACCGGACTGCCGCGCAACACGGCGGCGCGGTGGGCGCGTGGTGAGATGCCGCGGGAACTTCAAGTCCCAAGTGGTACAAGCGCCGGTGAGAATGACGAGTACGCAGATGAACCACCGCCCACCCCCCGCCCCTCGTTCCCGCAGGTGAAGGACGACCGCCCCGCCCCCCGCATCTCCTTCAAGCCGGGCGGCGTGGACGCGATGCTGACCGTCCTCAAGCGCCGGGTCGAGCGCTACCTGCGGTCCTACGACGACTTCGTGGCGGAACTCTTGGAACTGTTCGACGGCCCCGAGGCGGAGCGGGACGAGCTGCTGAGGCGGGCGAAAGCGGCCGGGATGCCGGTCAAGCGGGGCAAGGACGGGTGGTCGTGGCCGGCGGCGGACGACATGCGGGCGAAGTGGGCGGCGTTCGGTGGCGCGGGGGAGGGGACGTGATGGATGCGGACTTGGAGGAATATCTGAAGTACGCGAACGGTTGCACGGACGGGGCCGGTCGGATTATCGAATCGCTCGTCGAGGAGGTGCGCCGGTTCCGCGAGGCCGCAAAGGGCGTACTCGCCGTGGACGTGAAATACGAGTGGCGCATCCTGACGCCGCGGGCCGCCGAACGATTCGCCGCACTGCAACGGGCACTCGGTGGCGTCACGCCACCGCCCGGACGGGCGGGATGAGTTGCAGCTTCCCGCCCGCGAGTCTCTTGTTCGACCCCGAGTCCGTCCGCCAGAGGTCCGCCACCCACTCGCCCGCCCCGAGCGTCGTCCCGGACTGGAGCCGCGTAATCGGGATCGAGATGGTGTACGGCCCGCTCCCGGCAATGGTCATGCTCGCCTGCGTGACGGTGACGAGCGCCGAACCGCCCTGCGAAATCGGGAACCGCGCTACCGTGAACGCCATCGCGTAGGCGGACGGGTTGGTGTTGTCCTCGCCCGTCAGGACGATGGCGATGTCCTCGCCCGCGAAGGCAACCCACGTCTGGGCCTGAGTGTCCGCCGCCATCGTGTTACTCCCAGCTCCCGGTCCAACTCGGCACTTCCCACGTACCCGACCAGCTCGGAACTTCCCACGTCCCGGTGATGACGTGGACCGTGACCGCGAGAATTCCCGAGTAGCCCCACGCCGCCTGCTGCCGCCACGCCCGCGGCTGGGACGAATCCGGGGTGACGCCGGGTCCGCAGGGCAGGAACGGCACCCCGGCGGCGCTGCGGCGTTCGGCGGCGGTGTCGGGCATCAGGCACCTTCCGCTTCCGTGTAGGTGGTGCCGTCGTCCGTGAGCGTCTTCGACCACTCGATTGAGCCACCGTCGTCGTAGAACGCCTTCGTGGTCGCGGTCACCGTCAACTTGTTCCGCAGGGCCATGTAGACGTAGCCGATCTTCGTGCTGAGTGTGACGGTCGCGCCCGGCGCGCCGGTCGGCTCGGCGAACGTGTCCACGTTCAGCACGTCCAGCACTTCGGCGTTGACGATGCTGGCGAGCGTGGGGGAGTCGGAGTTGTTGAGGTACAGGTCGTCCGCCGAACTCGACCCCCGGACGAGGTGCATTCCGTGACCGCTGCTGCCGCCACTGCCCCCGGTAACAAGCAGGCCCGCGAAGTTGCCGGTGCCGTCGATCTCGAAGCCGTAGCCACCGGTGTTGCCGGCGAAGAAGACCGCCCCGCTGCCGGTCAGTCCGCCCTGCGCCCGCAACCCCTGACCGCTCCCCTGCCCCTCGAAGAACGCACCGTGGGCGTTGGACGAGCCGCCGAGTGCGCGAATCCCGTGTCCGGTCCCGGCACCGAGGCCAAGAAACCCGGAACCGTTCGTGCTCCCCGTGCCGCCGATGCCGGCGGTTCCGCCCGTCCCCTTGATGCCGCTGCCGGACGAGCCCCCGACGCCATCAATCCCGGTGCTCGCGCTGTTGGTCGCGGTCCCCCGGATGCCGGCCCCCTGCGGACCGGAACCGGAAACGCCGTGGACGCCACTGCCACTCGTGCCGCCGGTGGCGAGTAGACCCTCGCCCGAGCCGTTGCCGGTGAGTTTCACGCACGGCTCGTTACTGGTCGTGCTGGCCCCGACCAACCGTTCGAAGGTGATGACTGTGGACGTGCCGCCGTGCGTGGCGATGTCCGCCAGCCGCGACGGGACCGGCGTGAGGTTCACCCGCAGGTGTTCCGTGAAGCACGTCGCGCACTTCACGGACAGGATGACCTCCCGCGCCCCGGACGCGAACGCCGCGTCCGGCCAGTCCACGCGGTACAGCCCCGGCTGGTCGGTGGCGTCGATCTCGATGGCCGCGTTGTCGGTGTGCGCCGAGTTGGTCGCGGCGAGCGCCGTCGCGTCGGCCTTGGCCGCCGGAGTCTCGCCGGAGCGGACGTACTGGAGGTCGAAGTTCGTGACGGTCAGGCCCGTGGCCTCCGTCCCGTCCGCCGAGAGGCGGAGGACGAAGTACGTGGTGATGTCGGTGCTGCCCGCCAAAACGTCCATTTACGCGGTCCCCCATTTGGCCTTCAGGTACGCCCTGGCACTGGCGATTTCCGAGGCGAATAGTACGCGCGAGTAGATGAAGTATTCGGCGATGCCCACGGCCGCGAACGTCGAGCCGTCCCGCGACCACTGCACGCCGCCGGGGCTCGAGTCGCTCCCGGCGTCGCCGCTGACCGCCGAGGCCGCGTTCAACTGCCCCGACGAGGACGCGCCGTTGAACACCGCGGCGACGCGGTGGAAGTTCGTGGTGTCGATCGTCCCGATGTTCAGCCCGGTGCCGGCGAAGACGTAGAGGACGCTGGACGTGCCCTCGATCAAGAGGGCGAGTCGGCCCCCCGCGTTCCCGTCCACCGCTCGGCGGTTCGAGCCGGGGTTCGACCGCTGCTTGAAGACGGTGAACAGGGTGACCGGGTGGACGAGGGCGAACGCGGCCGACACGAAGTCGTCCGTGCCGTCGAAGCGGTAGACCGGCTTGCCGTTGGCGATGTTCGTTTTCAGGAGCGGCTGAAAGGAACCGGTCGCTTGGGTCAGGTGCCGCCCGTTGCCCGAGCGGTCGGTGATGGACGCGAGTGCGGTATCGTCCGCCTCGTTGTTCTGCGAGGCGTCGTACCACACCACCAAGTCGCTCGGGTCGGTCGGCGTGAACGCCGCGCCAAGCCGCTTCGTCATGCCGCCGTCGAGTTCGAGAACGCCCCCTCGCATCCGCACGCCCCTGCGGGTACAATCGCCATCATGAGCGACCCCGTGGTAACCTTCCCAGTCCTCGTCGTCGGCGTCGCCGCGTTCACGCTACTCGCCGGCCGTGAAGCAAAAAACCAGCGCTGGCGAAACTTCGCCGCGCTGGTCGTTGTCGGCATCGCGTGGGGAACGGTCCTCGGGACCGCGATCCGGCGCTACTGGCCGCACTAGCGCCGGCCGTACTCGCGCCACGTTGCCGCGTCCACGGCGTACTTGACGAACTCCACCCGCCCGTCCCCGTAGACCACGTTCAACCCGTCCGGGTGGGCGCTCCCGAACTGGTAGGGGTTGTCGTCCGCCTCGGTCCCGTCCCGGGCCGGGGTGTAGAAGGTCGAGCGCATCACGTCGAAGTCGAACCCGTCCTGATACCCGCAGTCGTCCGACCACCAGCCGCCACCGTACTTGGTCGTCGGGATACGCTTCTCCCCGGCAAGCAAAGTGTTCGACAGCCCGCGGCGGCACTGCTCGGGGCGGAGGCGGTGCGGTTGTGCGCCTAACCGCACCAGGAGTCCGCCGTAGCTCGCGCCGGGTCGGACCGCGGAGTGAGACGCCCCCTGCCAGAAGTCGGCATCGGGCAAACAGCCCGCGTAGTCGGTGAGGTGCCCGGCGGTGTGAACCAAGCTCCCGGCCGAACCCATCGTCGGGTTGCGGCGGGACGGGCAGAAGTAGAGTTTGGTATTCGCTTCGAGGTGGTGGTGAACCTGCACCATCCACCCGTCCGCCGACCACGCCCAGCGCCCCGCGTGCGGGTAGTGGCCGTGCGCCGATTCGTAGCAGTGGACCGCCAGCCCGATCTGCTTGAGGTTGTTCGCGCAGGAAATCCGGTTCGCCGCCTCGCGAACTCTCTGGACGGCGGGGAGAAGCAGGCCGACGAACAGGGCGATGATTGCCAGGACGCAGAGTAGCTCGACGAGCGAAAAAGCCGTAGATTTGCGCGACGGGGCAGCCAATCGGCACCTCCTGCGTAGGTGTTTGGTTGGTGGGAGTCGGCTGCTCGCAACAGTCGGCTCCCCGCCCTGTTATTCGCCGCACTCGCACCCGCGTTTAACTCTGCCGATGATGCGGGGCGCGACAGAAACTTGCACCGCCCGCAGGTTACAGCGCGCCGCGGCATCTTGGCGGCATGCCCGGACCGTATGTCGAACAAGCCGAAGACCAGTTCAATTACGTAGAGGACTGGAAGGAAGTCGCTGAGGACAGCGAACGGGGCAGCGCGCACTTCGCGGACACGGCCCAAGAGGACACCCTGTTCGGCTGGATTCCGTGGAACAAGCGGCGCTCCGCGCTGCGGTTCTTTAAGGGCTTCGCCTACGCCGACACCGCCGCACCGTGGCGACTCCACCGCGAGCAACCGCACCAACACCCCGATTACCCCTGGTTGCGCGCCTACGACGTGTCGTTCGGCGGCGCAGTCCTCGAAGCCAACACCGACAACCCGAACAACTCGCCCTACGACATGACGCCGTTCGTGCTCGACCCGGTGACGCGGCGGACGAAGTACCTGAAGTGCCTGTGCGCGGTGAAGTACCGAGCGTTCGGCGACGTGTGGTTCCTGGAAGACGACGAGATCGAGTCCCCCAAGGACGAGTGGTTCCGCAACACCCTACTGTTGCCCCCCGAGCCGCAGGTCGAGGCGCTCACCGTGACGGGCGGGCTGTCGCAACTGCGGTTCTCGGAGACGAGTTCGACCGGCCCGAAGATCACCGGGGACGGGACGCGGTTCACCGCCCCACTCGCCGAACTCCAGTGCAAGACGACGCTACGCCTGCTGTGGTGGCACGTCGAGTGGGACTACCTCAGTTCGTCCAACAACTTCTTCCGGCCGACGAAAATCGAAGCCTGTATCGGGCGCGTCAACTCGGACACCCTGTTCGACGAGTTCGAGCCCGAGACGCTGCTGATGCTCCCGCCCCAGTACGAAATCTTCCCGTGGTGGGTGGCGTCGGACGACACGACCGAACCGCTCATGGGCGTGAACGTGACACTGAACTTCTCCTTCTTCGACCCGCCGCTCGGCGCGACGAACCCGCACCGGCACGGGTGGAACAACATGCCGTGGGGCGGGAACGGCATCGTCAACGGCGACGGGAAGTATTACCGCGCGACCCGCAACGGCTCGAACTCCGGGCGGGGACTCCTGGAAGCCGTCCCGATGATGGACATTTTCACCCACGTTTCGAGCTGACCCGTGGTTCCCAGCGACCTCGAACGCCGCATCCGCGACTTGGAGCACGCGCCGCCCGTCGCGGCCAGGCACCAGACCGGGTTCCCCGCCAAGATCACGAGCGAGTTCGACGCCGACACGGGCTACGAGTGGGAGCGGATGACGCTGGCGGAGGGCGAAGTCCAAGACGCCAACAACCCGCTCACCGGCAACCGCGCCTTCGACCTGGGCGGGAGTACGGAGATTCCCGAGGGCACGGTCGTCTGGCTCGAACCGGACGCCGCCTCGCAGGGCTACCTCATCACGGACAGCGCGTCGGGCGACGACGACACCGACAAGCTCGTCACCGGCGTCTGCCCCGTCATCGCGGAGTGCGACACCATCACGGCCGCCGCCTACACGATGACGCAGGACGACACGATCATCCAGATCGACCCGACCTCGAACAACATCACCGTGACGCTCCCCGCGTGGCGGGCGGGGGATTTCTACATCTTCAAGCGGATCACGGGCGGGGTGAACACGGTCACCATCGACGGGGCGGGGGGTGACACCATCGACGGGGCGGCGACGTTCACGCTCACGGACCAGTGGGCCTCGAAGACGATTCACGCCGGCTGCTCGTCGGGCACCTGGATCATCACCGCCGAGGTGGGGACGTGACGCATGGGACGCCTCGTCACGGGAATCATCGTCGAGTCGCGGCCGGTCGAGTTGCCGCCGGACATCTTCCGCGGCGAGAAGTCGTGCGAACTCGACCCCGAGGACTGCTGCGACCCGTCGGAGGTGGACTGCTGCCCGGACCTGCCGGACACGCTCTACGCCACGTTCCGCGACCAGACCGGGGCGTGCACCTGCCTCACCTCGATCACGCTGACGTGGGACAACATCGACATGGTGTGGCTCGGCACGACCACGAGTTGTGGCGGCTCGTACTCGCTCATGCTGGAGTGCGACGACGGCGAGTGGGTGCTGACCGACACGGCGGGCAACTCGTGGGTGCTCGACACGACCACCGAGGACAACTGCGTGTGCCTCGTGTTCACCGAGTCGGCGATGACCAGCCCGTGCAGCGGGTCGGCGTCGGTGGTCATCGCGACGGAATCGGGCATCGACGAGTGCGTGATGCAGGAGTGCTCCGGCTCGCTGCCGCCGGAGACGCTGTACGCCCACTTCCAGGGGTCGGCGTCGTTCTTCGGCACGGTGACCCTGAACTGGAACGGGTTCGCGTGGGTCGGCGACTCCGACGCCTGCGGCGGGGGCGTCACCGTGACCTTCAAGTTCCGGCGGGTCGCGCCGCTCGCCTCGAACTCGTACCGCATGGAGGCGACGATGAGCCACACCGGCACCACGACCGTGGGCGTGGCGAACTCGGTCACCACCTGCGTGCCGTTCCTGTGGGGCAGCCTCGCCCCGGCCACCGGCTCCCCGTGCGGCCAGAACATGAGCAGCGTCCAGGTAGACACCGTTGCCCCGTAACCCCATGAACGACCGACTCGCCAAACTGTACCGCGTGCTCGCCCGTCGCGCGGCGAACCCGCGGCCGACGAGGGTTCCGAAGGCGGTGCACCTGCCCGTCGCCCCGCCCTGCGCCCACCGGGGCGCGCCGACCGGCCAGACGCGGCCGTGCCGGGAGTGCGCGCGGACGACGGACGTTCCGCTCCTGGCGTGCGCCGTCCACGGCGTCTGCTCGGAGGCGAAACTCGTGAAACTGGGCGACGGGACGCCCGTGAAGTGCTGCCGCATCTGCCCCGACCGGACGTTACGCACCTAAGCCCGGGATCGAGCGCGCACCTACTGCTTCTTCTTGGCTTTCCGGTTATTCGCGATGATGGCCTCTGCCTCTGCCAAGAGAATCGGCCGCGCCCACGTCGCCATATCCTGACCGCTCAAGCGCATCGCTTCCGCGACGAGTTCCTTCTGCTCGTCAGTCACCGGGATGCGAAGGTCTTTCGCCTTCCGCTCCCCGTCGGCTTTCGGCGGTCGTCCGCGTGGCATGCGGAATACTGTAGCAAATCTATTCCAGACGTGTCAAGTGAGTCGCGCCCAATCTGGGCGCGACTACAATGAGTTCCGTTTCAACCCGCCGCGTTTCGTTTCGCGGCGGGCTTCCGTTGCAAAGCCCCGCTACGGTCTCGATAAATGCACCCGTCGGCAAGCAGAAACCCGACCCAGTACGCTGCCTCATCTGTGAGTTGATCGAACGCCTTTTCGTTGAGCGTGTAAATACGTTTCATGTCCTTCCCTCTGCGGTGTGGCGCTGGCAGAGAGTTTCCCGTCCTTCGTTGGTTCGTCAATCTCGGTAAGCGCCTTGGCGCGCGGCAGACGGCACTTTAATCTCATGGCCGCCCCACCGAAGTACCCAAGAGGGCTACCCCATGCGCGCAGCGGCGTGTTTGGTACTAGTCGCGATGGCCGGACTGGTCGGGTGTGGGAAGAAGGAAGCCACCGAAGAATCGGGCGGGGGCGGGGACTCGGCTAAGCCCCGCGACACCAGTTACGGATACCCCGATTGGCTCGATGCGAGAACGCAGAAGGCGGTACGCGGCAAGGTGACGGTTCAGATTCTCGGTGCCGAAGTCATCAGCCGGGAAGACATGCTCATCGGCGTTGGCCTGAAGAACGCGGACGAAAACCGCAAGTTGGAATACGTGAGTTGGGGCGAGGTTGGCACAAGCCAAATGGCTGACGAGAAGGGCAATTCGTACCGGCAACGGCGGCTTTCCTTCGAGTTGGAGCACGAGACCAAGAAACAGTTCGCCGACAAGTTCGGTGAGAAGATGGGCTTCGGCGGCGGGCCGGTGTACAGCGACAGACCGCGGGGCGACGCGCTGGCCTTCGAGCGTCCGGTGGACACTGCCAAATACATCAGTCTAGAGTTGAGCGGCGAGAATATCGGTGAGAAAGACCCGATTCGTTTTCGCATCCCGCGTTCCGCGTGGACCGGCGAGAAGGACTGAGGCTAGAACGGGTTCAGGGATGTGAACCCGAACACGCCCGGCTTGTCGAGTTGCCGCCGCCCGAAGTCGTAGGCCCGTACCACCAGTCCGGCTCCGGGAATGGCGTCGGCGGCGGCGCGCACGCCCCGCCCGGCCGTGGTCGCAACGGCGGTCGCCAACTTGGGGGCGAGGCGGATCGTGTCCCCAATCAGTCTGGGCAACTCGCGGATCGTGTCCCCAATCAGTCTGGGCAACTCTAGGACGGCTTTATGGAGGTCGTCCGCGAACCCCTTGAACAGATTCCACATTGCTTGGGGCAATCCCAAAATGTACTCCCCGATCTTGCCCGGAATCTCCACGATGAACCGGTAAATCTCGTCGGCCCGCTGCTGAATCGCCTTCGTCGAGTCCGCCACCTTCGCCATCGGGTCGCTCGACGCCGTGCCCAGACTGAACGCGGAGCGCTGCGCCTGCTTCACCACTTCTTCGACGCTCGCGTGCCCCGCCTGCCGCGTGGCCGCGCCGACCGAACTCCCCGGCTTGGTCCCCGGCGTGTCGGGCAGGTTGATGCCGACCAAGGCGAGCAGCGTCCGCACGCCGGACGCCACGAACTGGGCCACGTCGCCCATGATGCGACCGAACGCGAGCAAAAACGGTGCGACCGTCTTCACGGCCTCCGCGACCAACTTCATGGCCTCGACGAACGCGCCGCCGATCACGTCAACGAGCACGTCGAAAATCGGCTGAACGGCTTGCACGACGGACACGAGCACTTGCCCCAGCGCGGCGAACGCGGGCGCGGCGGCCTGCGCCATCTCGCCGACCTTACCGAGTACGCGGCCGACCACCTCGAAGACCGCACCGAAGACTTGCACCAGGGGCTTCAGGGCTTGCCCGAGCGCGTTGCCGATGGGCGACAACTGCATCAGCATGTCCGCGAAGCTGCGGACGACGGGGATGACGACGTTACTCAGAATGGGGACGAGCGCGCGGCCGACCACGGCCATGAGGTCATTGAGTGCGAGCGTGAACTGATCCCAGACGGCCGGGTTAGCCTTCGAGACAAAAGAGCCCATCGCCCGGCCCACCGCGGCCAGCGCCGTGCCCGCAACCACGGCCGCGCCGGCGAGGGAGCCGAGGGACTTGAGGATGGAACCGAAGGCGGTCGAAATCTTCCCGCCCACATCCTTGAAGTAATCGACGAGGTAGGTCGGTAGGGCGAAGTCGATGGCCTTGCGGATGCCCTGGAACACGGCGGTGACGCGCTCGCCGATGTTCTCCCGGAACGCCGTCTTGAACGCCTCGCCGACAGCCCTGAGCTTCGCACCGACGACATCGAGGATGGGGAGCGCCGTACGGAACACTTCGCCGATGTCCTTGAACATCTTGAGCGTGTGTTCGAGCGGCGGCAGGACGGTGTTCTTGAGCAGTTCGCCGACGCCCGCGAACGCCTTCTTGACCGCATCGAGTGGGTCGGTCAGTGCCGCCGCCGCGAAACCTTGTCCGGGAATTGCCATGCCCGTGATTCTGGCTGGCCGCGTGGAAACCTGCGGATGCGGTTAGGCGCGTAAGGTCACTTCCGGCCCTTCTTCCGCCGCGTGGCCCGCTTCTCGCGGCGCTGCTCGTCCTTCCACTGTGTGAGCTGCTTGTCGTAAAGCCGTTCGGCCGCCTCGCGGGGCAGACCTTGAATTGCCATGTACGCCAGCTCGACGATTTGCTTGCGGTGCCCCTTGCTGCCCGGCTCGTAGTCCGGCCCGCTGCCGGGCGGCACCAGTCCCAAGCCACTCCCGCCCTTGCCCCGCCCGGGGCGCTTCCCGAGTTGTCGCGGCTCTGCCGATGACCCGCCCGACCCAGTATCCACGGAAGGCGTCGGGTGGTCGCGCGCGAACTCTTCGGCGCGCCGAATCGCCGGGAGCAGGTAGCGGTTGAAGATTTGCCAGTCGGTCAGGCCGGCGATGTGGTCGGGGTGCCAGCACCAGGGCTCTTGCGCGAGCGCTTCGTGGGTGCGGTCGATGACGGCGCAGAGGTCTGGGGGGTAGGCGCGGGTCGCGGCGGGGTCGTCACCACCGCGTCCGGTTCGACTTTCGGGGCCAGCCGCGCCGCCACCTCCCCGAGAACCCGCTTCCGCTGCTCCGGGGGCACGTCCTTCCGGCTTTCGAGCAGCAGGGAGACGAAAGGGGGGACGACCACGGCGAGCGCCGCCGCGACTTCTTCCGCCGCGCCCGCCGCGAGCGCCAGCGCGTCCTCCTCGGTCGCGTCCGGGTGGTTCTCGCGGAGCAGGGACAGCAGGAACAGGTGCGCCGACTGCGGGCCCCAGACGACGCGCTGCCAGCCATCGCCCCACGTCTTGTAGTGCTTGGCGGCGATCGCCGTGTTGAGTTCGCGGAACAATTCGGCGTAGGCGTCGGGCGGGAGCGTGCCCTTGAGTTCGCGAATCTCCGCGACCGCCTGCGCGACCGCGAGCACTTCGAGCGCGGCCTTGGCGCGCTGGGTCGGGTGCCCGACGCGCCACGTCTTCCCGTTCAGGCGGATTTCCGGGCACGCCCCGGACGCCCCGAGCATGGTGGTAACGGTCGGGGAGGTGTCGGCCCCGTCGTTCGGCTCAGGCGCCACTGGTCACCTCGGAAACTTTCTCGGCGAACGGGACTTGCGGGATGGGGTCGCCGCCGGGCGCGTAGGTGCCGTCGGCGTTCTTCCACAGGCGCACGTCCGGCGTGTGCGGCGGGTCTGGTTCGCCCCGGTGAACGAGCCGGACCCACGTGCGGAACGTGACGCGGCACTCTTCGTTCTTCTCGAAATCCACCAGCCGCGAGCCCCTGGCGGTTGTGACCGTTGCCGTAACGGTCGCCATGCCCTCGTCGGCGTCGGCGTCGAACTCCACGCGCCGCGGAAACAGAATCTTCTCGCCTCGGTGGTCGAACACTCGGCACCCGGCACCGCTCAGCACACCGGGTTCGTCCGGCATTCCGTACACCCTGCCCATCACGCCCCCCTCGAAATCGGCACGTTGTAGACCGACAGCGACACCGGGCCGGACAGGTCGCAGCACGCGAAGCCGTCCGGCAACCGCTCGCCCTCGCCGAGCGGGATGGTGAGCGTGATGCCGTCCGCGGCCAGTGAGCAGTTCTTGAACTTCCCCGCCGGGACGTTGGCCGCGGTCTTGAGGACGGCCGTGACGCCGGAGGCGGGCGCGGCGGACTTCTGCGGGTGGGCGAGTTTGACGGTCGCGCTGGGCATAACTCAGTTTCCACTGGCTGGGGTCACGATGCCGCCGCCACGCCGACCGTGCTGTTCAGCCGGAAGGTCGCGGTGAACGTGCCGGTCTGGTTCTCGATGTTGGTGCCCGCCTCGAACGCCTGGAGCTTGGCGGACAGGTCGATGTACCCCCACGGGCCGCGGGTGAACAACAGGTCGAGCGTCACGGTGGTTCCGAGCTTGAACGCGGGCGTACCGCCTTCGGTCGAGTCCGTGGCGTCCACGTTGATGTGGCCGCGGACCGTCGCCGTGGCCCCGGCCAGACCCGGCTCGAAGTTCTGCCACACGATGCCGTTCGCGTCGGCCGAAAGCTCGAAGTGGTTGATCGGGACCATGGCGACTTCCTTGTTGATGCGCCACTCCATCGGGCCGGACATGACGGTACTGCCCGCGCCGGTCCTGACACGCCCTTCCGTTCCTACGCAGGGGTCAAACGCGATGGGAGCGCCCTCCAATCGGAGCAACCGGCGATTGTGCGGTTGCTGATGGGAAGGATTGTCCGCGCGACGGAAGGAACCTGCCGTTATCAGGTTACACGAGTGAGGATTTGGTAGTGGTACACATTGACCCTACCCCGTCCCGCTACTGACATTTGGCACGCGAGTTCGTGGTACACTGACTCCAGACGGGAAGGCCGGCTGATCCCCGGCTGACGCCCGGCCAGCGTTCGCGGTCGCTCCATTCCGCCGCGCTGGTCGGGCTGGCCCGTTAAATGGAGTCAGCCGGTGTCGAAGTCACTTCCCGAGACGGCGGAAGAACTCCGCGCCTTGGTCGAGTCGCATCTGTCCCGCATGTCCCCCGAAGCGCAGCGACGGTTCTGGGCGCTCATCACCGAACATCCCCAGAATATGCACCACAAAAAGTTTCTCGCCACTCTCCGGGAGAAGGTTGAGTTTTTAGGCGTAACGATGGATCAGATCACGCGGCTCTACGTCACTGAAACCAATGACCTCACGGCGAAGATAAAGAAGCATCGCAGGCCGGTGAAGAACGCCGAACGCGATGCCGAGATCATGCGGTTGCATGGCGAAGGCAAGACCGCAGGCCAAATCGTCATGACGCTCGCCGGACGTTGGAAGTTGACCGACAGAAAAGTAACCGCTGTCATCTCGCGGCAGCGCAAGAAGCGACAGCAAGAGGAAGCAGACTGA